TTTGTTTATATCTATCAAATGTTTTCATATTATTTATATTTTTCATATCCTACTATTGAATTTATACTTGCTTTATTAAATTCTCTTACTCGGTCTCTATAGACTGGGTCTGTACAAAACTTTTTCATTGCTCTGGATTCTGTACATTCACCATATTTTTGTTCAAACTGAGCCACTTGTAATAGCTTAGCTTCAAGGTCTTTTTTGGTTAATTGTTTCATATTATTAATTTATTATATTATCAATCGACTATCGTATTAGTTTTGTAATCCTCTAACATTAGCGTGGCAATTTCATAAAAATCAATATCATTATATTTATCAATATTCATATTGCTCCAAACCTTTGGGCTTTCATTTATAAAATTTTCAACATCTATCATTAACCGTGTAGCTATGACCTGGATTAAATCCTTGTCAGTATAATGGTTTGTATTGGGCATAAGATAACTGGTTGTTAAGTCCTCTGTATAGTGCTCATATGGCCCTAAGACTTCATGCTGGACCTTCCAGGTCTCATAGTTCTTCCAACCGTTGTAAGTGTCTTTATTTTTCATCTAAGTATTTTTTAAAGTTTAGATAATTCTTCTAAAAGGTTTAATGATTCTTTAAAACTGTACTTGTCTTCGTCGGTTAAATCACTTAAGGATTTTACTCGTGCTCTGGTTTTGATATTTGCTTTTAAAGCATAATATAAAATATCAATTTCTTGGTCTGATAAATATTCTAGTTTTTTCATAATGTTAATGTATTATTGGTTTGTTTTTATGTAACATCCATTCACAATTTGTAAGGTTGTGACCTAATTCAGTTATTTTCTCTTCAATATCTTCATGGTCTATAGACCCATGGCCTACTGGGTATTGACAAACGTCTCCTTGCTCAAAATCTAGTACTGTTAAATATTTAAATGGTTTCATTACCCTATTAATTTTAATTGTTTTTTAATTTGTTTTAAAGCCTTGTAACTTGCTTTTGCGTTTTGCCAAATTGCATAATCTGGGCCTAGCTCTTCTAGTGTGTGTATAGCAACTTTTGCTTCCAACAACATATCTCGTGATTGTTGTCTGTTTATTTCTTGTTGTGTCATTGCCATTTTATTAGAGTTTTATTTTATCAAGTTGGTCATAAATTTCATCTATATAGGTCTTAATTGTGGTTGTATCATCATAATCTAACATCGTTTTAAGTATGATTAATCTTGCCATTGCTTTACCTATTTTGCTTGCTCTGTCCATTCTTTGGTCTAAGACAGGTTGATTAATTATAATTGTTTGAGGTTCAGTGATGTTTTTCATCGTTTAAAGGTGTTAATTAGTTTGTATATTTATTTTAGGTTACTGGTGTAATCATTTATATGTATGTGCATTAAATGATTTTTCATTTTACTTTATTATATTATCAGTTAAGTAACGTATTTATTTTGCAACTTTGTACTCTTTTAAAGTTCCTTTATCGTTTGAATTCATAAATTCATTTCCAAATGCTAACTGAAACAGTCTTTTCTTTTCTAATTTAGTAATAGTGTTATTTTGTAATTTTTCGTTTAATAAATTGTATTCTTTCATAATTTTAGTTTTAAAGTTTATTATATTATCATACTAAGAACGTATTTTTTTTGTAAGGCCTCTTCAAGCCCCCGATGGGGTCGTGAGGTTTTATGCTATTATCGAAGCAGTTGCGTATTTTTTTTGCAAGGCTTCGCCTCGGTCGCAGATAGTGAGGTCGGCCGGAGGCGTGAGGTTTAAAGCGTCTTGGCTATTTTAATCAGATCGCTCATGTCCTTACTCACTTCGTGCAAATACCAGGTGCTTCCTCGTTTAGTCCACAGCTCCCACATTCCTTGTACTATTGATCCTTTAACTTCCCAGTCTTTGATTGCATGTATTCTCATAATTTCTATTTTATATTATTATCATATAGATAGCGTATTTTTTTTGCAAACGGGCTAGACAGTTTTCATCAGGAAAAACCCGAAAGATCAATGCAAAACCAGAAAAAAGCTGAAACCTGCAGGAATTTTTCGAAAAACAGCAGGGGGCTGCTAAAATAAAAAACGTGTTTGCGTATTTGTTTTGCACGCATATAACAGGCGGCAACCCAACATCTCATTATATCTAATAAAAATTTATATAAAAAGTGACAAAAGCTTATTAAATATATATAATAGCACCCTATCGTCACACTTAGGTAAAAATTGTAAAATACTTGTGAAGTGAGTAATTTTATAATGAGTACAAATACTTTAAAAACAACAATATGAAAGCAATTAAAGGAATGCCTCTAATCTCTCCTGTAAAAGGTAACGCATTTGGAAAAGCAATGGCCGATGCAGGCGGAGATTACGAAAAAGCAAAAGCAATTCTAGCAAACGATGTTGCTACTATGAAGCTACAATATGGTACTGGGTCGCCTACTACATTAAAAAGAAGTAAAATATTTAAATAAAACACAATGGCAGTAATATATTCATATCCTAAAGCTACACCAACCTCGGCGGATCTGCTTATAGGTACGCTAACATCAGATCCTAGCGGAGAAAATCCAACAAAAACGTTTGCTATATCAGATATTATAGGATTAATACCTGCTGCCGGCACAGGCGGTACTGTAACATCAGTAGGCCTTACTAATTCAGATGGTTTTTTAACTATAGGGAACTCACCAATTACTACAAGTGGCAATATGACAATTGCATTAACAAATAATGGTGGAACGCCCGGAGCTACAACCTTTTATAGAGGTGATGGCCAATGGGCCGAACCTGTAGGTACTGGCACACAAGTAACATATACCTTAGGCTCTATAACTAATGCTTCAAATACTGATATTGAATTAACAGATAGCGCAGGGGTAAAGTCTATTGTAAAATTAATACCATCAACACCTATAACAATATCAAATAATAATAATGAAATAACTGTAGGTAGTGATGCGGTAACAAGCGTAACGGCAGCATCGGCAATAGGTACTGTTGCGGCTACTTCATTTATATTAGTTGGAGGTACAGCACAGGCACCTACAATATCATTAACAGCAACAGGCACACCCACGGCAAGTACATATTTAAGAGGTGATGGTGCTTGGGGAACTATAGCAGCTGGAGGTACTATGAATAGCTGGGATTTATTAGCTAACACAGGTACGCAACAAAATATTGTAGACGGAGAAGATGTAAAAATAGTTGGCGGATCTGGTATTGATACATCGGTGGCAGATAATGGTGGCGTAGCAGAGGTAACAGTAGATTTAGCGGCTACAGTACCACAAACAATAGCCGCGGGCAATACATCTCAAGTATATGATGCTGCAAACACAGCAAAAAATATTTCTATTAGTGGTACGCAGAGTACAACTATATCTATATTAAATGTAGTATCAAATTCAACTGACGGTTTCGCGTCGGCGAAAGTTAACAATATAGTCTCATTAACGCAAACAGAATATAATACCTTAACTTCAGGAGGAAACATAGACGCTAACACACTTTACGTAATAGTATAACATGGCTTTATATTTAGGTTCCACATTAATCGATTCAGGTTCAAGTAGAAAATTATACTTAGGATCACAAGAAATATGTAAAGCTTATTTAGGTTCTACATTATTTTTTGATAATTGTGGTTATGTTCCAGTAACAGTAACAATGCTTTATTCAGGATCACCCGGAGGTACAGGTGGATCTGCTGGTTATACTATAGGTGGACCTAGCAGCGGAAGTACACAATCAGGTCAAGCAGGCGTTGGCACATATTCCTTTACTAATACTATAGCTGTAAATACTTCAAGTGGTTATAGTGGAACAGTATGGGTAGGTAATTCAGGTAACTCAACAAGTACATCTACCCCTGTATCAAATACATTATCAGGTACAATACCGAGTGTTAATACAACCGTATATCAAACCTTTGGAGGATCAACTTCAGCTCCAGTTAGTAATCAAACAGATACTTACAATATTAGCAAAGATAGTTCCTTAACTCAAGGTACAGTAAATGTAGCTATAAATGGAGGATCTGGTGGAACAACAGATTCAATAAACGGCGCACCCGGTACATCATATAATATTGTTTATACTTATACTGGTGCTTCGTCAGGATATAATTATTCAGGTGTTCAAATATCAATAGGCGGAGCATCGGCTGTTAATATGACTAACTCTTCTGGAAATATATGGACATATAGTGACAGTAGTACAATAACTAGTAAAACAGTAAATGCAACAATTAGTGGTACTGAAACTCAACAAACAACAAGTAGAACTATAACATTTGATAGAGATATAACCGGTTTTGGTTATCAATATGCTTCAACATCATATAGTATAACAGGTACGTTTAATGTTACAGCAGGTTCTGCTAGCGGAACTTTAAACAGTGCGGCTAATTCAGCTTCAGTAACTATAGAAGCACCAGCTAATACAAATATAAATATTAGTTTTTCGAGTGTATCAGATGGTGGTTATGCTTTTAGAACTAGCACAAATGGCACAAACTGTACTGATACTACAGGTGTTGCATATTCTTCAGATGCACCAGGCGCGACTACAATAGGTGCAATAAGCTCAAGTCAAACATATAATGTAGTAGGATGTTTAAGAGCTGTAGCAGACACATCATATGGATATGGTCCTTATTTAAGCTTAAGTTCAGCATGCAATGATAGAAACAGTGGACAATATGGAAATTCTGCAGAATATAATTATTATAATGGCGATGAAGGAATATTACCATCATCGGGTGTAATAGGTCAAGCTTGGTCTATTAACAACGGTATAACACAGGAACTAACAAATTATAGATGGTATGTTACTGAAGACCAGCAGGACTCAAATGGTGATAATATAGTATTTTATTATTTTAATGGTATTCAAAGTGCAACGTGTCCTTAATTTAAAATAAAAATAAAAAAATGGCAATAATTAACAGTTATCCTTTAGCTACTCCAGAATCAACAGATTTAGTTTTAGGAACTAAAAAAGGAAGTAACGGGAGAAATTTAACAAAAAGTTTTACTGTAGCTAGTTTACAAGCAATTACAGCTGGGGTAACCTCTATAACATCAAGTACACCAACAACTATTGTAATAGGTGGAACTTCTCAGGTACCTACAATTGGAGCAACAACAGGAGCTGTTACACAAAATGGAACACCACTAGCTACGGGTGGTCAAATATATGATTTTGTAATTAATAATCATCCAGGTACAGTAACATCAGTTGGTTTTGATGTTTCAGCTATTTCAGCATTTTCAATTACGGGATCACCTATAACAAGCTCAGGTACTTTAACATTAGGCATTAGTGGTGGATCTGCAGGCCAATATTTGGATTATACCGGAGCATGGTCAACACCTCCTGGTAGTATAGATGGAACAGGTACTACAAATAAGGTTTCAAAATGGCAAGATTCCGATACATTAACAGATTCTAATATAACAGATACAGGAACACTTATAACATTAGGTAGTGCATCAAAAGTTACAGGAACATTAGAATTAGATAATGATTTAATAGATATTAATGGAAACACCGGTACAGCAGGACAGTTATTAAAATCTTTAGGTGGAGGTAATGCAGGTGTAGAATGGACGGCAGCTCCAGTAACAGGTGTCTCTGATGTAAATACTACAAACGCAAATTTGTTAACTATCACAGGTACAGGATCTGGACCATATACTGGAAATATAGTAGCTACTCCAAATGTATCTGGTGGAGTATCTTTAGCATCTAATACTTTAGCAACAGGTGCAGATATACAAGCAGCTATTAATACAGCTGTAGCAGGAGGTGTTACATTTAAAGGAGGATTTAATGCAAACACAGGTGTAATAGATGGTGGCACAGATAATTTAACTACTGGAGGAACACGTGTAGCTATAAGCGTTGGAGATTTATATGTAGTAACAACTGCAGGAAATTTTTATGGTGATGCTACAATACCATTGGCGGTTGGTGATCAAGTTTTGTGTCAAACAGCAGCAACTCAAGGTTCATCTACCTCTGCCAATTGGGTAACAATAGAATCTAATGTAGTAGCAGCTACAGCAGGGGCCACAGATACCGCAACTGTAAAAGGTGTTGCAGGTTTTGATAACCAAATGTTTTCAGCTACATCAAATGGTTATATAACATCAACTACTGTAAATCAAATACCAATAACAGTAGCAAATGTAGGTGGAAGTAATTATTATTTTGTTGATGGTACACAACAGGCAGATATAACATTAATGCCAGATGTAACATATTTTATTGATCAATCTGATTTAAGTAATAATAACCATCCATTAATATTAAGTACTACTTCTCCAAGTCAAACTGAATATGCTACAGGTGTTGTATATCTTTTAGATAATGCAGTTGTTGCAAATGCGGCGGCTTATAATACTGGTTTCAATGCAGCCACTACAAGACAGATTAGAGTTACACTTACTCAAACAGCACCTACTTTATATTATGTATGTTATAACCATCAAGGTATGGGTGGTGATATAGGCCGCGGAGGTTCAGGAAGTGTTACATCAGTAGGTTTAGCATTAACTAGTTTAGCGGCATTACAAGTAAGTAATTCACCTATAACTAGTTCGGGAAATATAGGACTTACTGTTACAGGAGGTTCAGCTGGGCAATATTTAGATTATCAAGGTAATTGGTCAACACCAGCATCTGGTGCATCAACACGAGTAGTAAATAGATCTACAATATCAAATGCAACAACTGGCACACATGATTGTGGTACAGTAAATCAAACTGATGTTAATTATATAGATGTTTATGTAAGTGGTGTATATCAAAACAAAAATACTTATACAGCTGCATATGATTCAGGTACAGGCAAAACAACTATAACATTAACAGGAGGAGCTTATTATCCTAACGGTGCAGTTGTAGAAAGTGTAACAATATAATATGGCTATAACTAAAGTAAGAGCATCGAGTATAAATCTTACCACAGATACTACATATGTGGAAATGGCTAAAGGTACTACTGCACAAAGACCAGGCGGTGGTGCCACAACTACTGTAGAATATTTATTAGTAGGAGGTGGTGGTGGAGGTAGTGGCTGGGGTGCAGGCGGTGGCGCAGGAGGAGTATTAACTGGTAGTTTTCAAATCAGTAGTTTTGATATTTTAAATTTAACTATAGGAAGTGGAGGAACACCTGGTGGATATAGTAATAGTGCTGGGTATTTTGAAGGTGGTAATGGTGGAGATACTACGTTAATATTTAGTGGCAATCCTACATTAACAGCACTAGGTGGAGGCTATGGAGGTGGTTATAATTCTTCAAATGTAGGAACAAACGGTGGTGATGGCGGTTCCGGTGGTGGTGCCGGAGGCGGTGCTCAATCAGTAAATGGATCACCAGGATTAGGTTTTGTCGGTCAAGGTAAAAATGGAGGTTCTGCTGCAACAGGTGTAACAGGTAGTTATGGCTACCCAGGTGCAGGTGGTGGTGGAGGTGCCGGTGCTGTAGGAAGTAATGGATCAGGTATGGTTGGTGGAAATGGTGGAGACGGTATACAATCTTCTATAACTGGAGTAGCAACTTATTACGGAGGTGGTGGTGCAGGTCAATCACCAAGTACTACTAATGTTGCAACTGGTGGCCAAGGTGGTGGAGGTAACGGAGCAAGATATTGGAATACATCATTAGTTGTTAGTGAAATTGCAGCAACAAGTGGTGTAGATGGATTAGGTGGTGGAGGCGGTGGAGCTAGTTATCCTTCAGCAGCTGGAACAGGTGGAAGCGGAGTAATAATATTAAAAGTCCCAACAGGTAATCAATTAGGATTATCATCAGGTACAACACCTACGTTAAATCCTGATGGGACAGTAGCTAATTATACTATATATAAATTTACAAGTACTGCTAATGTTGTTTTTACTTCAAATATTGAAGAAGGCTTAATTAGATTTAATACAAGCACTTCTAAATTTGAATATTATAATAATGGCTGGAAACAAGTAGTATTTATTTAAATAAAAAAATATGTCTATAACTAGAGTAATAAATGACGCAATAGATTTAAATCAAACAAATGATTATTCAAGTCTTAGATTACCAGTAGGTACTACAAGTCAATCAGGTATAAATTTTGATTTGGATTATTTAATTGTAGCCGGAGGCGGTGGCGGTGGAACAGGCATAACTGCATCTTATATTGGTACTGGTGGTGGAGGTGGTGCCGGTGGTTTACGTACTTCTTATAATAATTCAACAACTACTACGAACACTTTAAGTTTTCCATCTGGAAAAACGGCAATAGCTACATATATGCTAGACGGGACTGCTACTGATGTTTCTGGTAATTATAATGGTACAGAAAGTGGTGATATTACATATAACACGGGAAAATATGGAGGTGCAGCTGTATTTAATGGTAGTAATACTAAAATAACAAGAGAAAATATATTTGACAATACCCAAGTAAAGATGTCTGCAAGTGTTTGGGTTAAAGCAACAGATTACTCTCCGAGCAGTAATATTAATATTTTAGATATTGGAGATAATGATACCGCAGTTGCTCAAAATAGGATTTTTATTTCAGGCACAAGTCCACATAAAATCTTTGTAAGTGTAAATGGTGGTACTGGTGGTTTTGCCGAAGCATCACAGTCTTTCACAGATAATACCTGGAATCATATAGTAGCTACTTGGGATGTAACAGGTGGTGGAGTTACCAATGGAATTAAAATATATTTGAATGGAAGTTTAGCGGCCCAAGGAAATTCTACACAAGGTTTTAATAGTGCAAGAGATTTAGCACTTGGAGTAAATGAAGACCAAGCGAACGGTGATAGACAATATTTTAACGGTTCTCTTGATCAAATAAGAATATATAATTCTGAATTAAGTGCTCAAGATGTAGCTAATATTTATAGTAATGAAGTACAAGCAAATTCAGGTGGTGGAGCTGCAGCGGAACCAACTTTATCTTTAACTTTTGGTACACCATACACCGTTACTATAGGTGATGGTGGTACAGGAGGTTTAGCTGGAAGTACTGCCCCAACTAATGGACAAAATTCAGTTTTTAGCAACATTACTTCATTAGGCGGTGGTGCTGGTGCTAGTTATATATCTCCTACTAATTCTAGTTATTATGCAAAAATAGGCGGTTCAGGAGGTGGTGCAGCTTATATAAGTGGTTTAACTCCAGGCGCTGCGGGAACTACAGGGCAAGGTTATGCAGGAGGTGACGATTTAGGAAATAGCGGTAATCCTGCTTATGGCCATGCTGGTGGTGGTGGTGCAGCCGCACGAGGAGCTAATGGTAGCGGCTCAGGTTCTGGAGCTGGTGGCGATGGTTTAACATTATCTATTACTGGTACATCTTCAATTTATGGTGGAGGTGGTGGAGGAGGAGGTGTTAATCCTTATCCTGCAGGTGCTGGAGGATCTGGCGGGGGAGGTGCCGGTGGATATGGAAATGGTAACCCTGGTTATCCAGGTGCTTTTAATACTGGAGGCGGTGGTGGTGGTGCTGGTAAAACAAATGCACAAGGAACATTACCTGGAGATGGTGCTGATGGAGGATCTGGTGTAGTCATATTACGGTATGCTACAGCAAGTGTATCCAGCTTTTCAACAACAGGTACGCTTAATACGCCATCTACAACAGATACTATATCAAATACTGCTTATCCTGCAACAAATTCAGCTTATTATAAATTAGACGGAAATGGTACGGATTCAAGCGGTAATGGAAATAATGTTACACCAGCAAATATCACATGGCAAAATGGTAGATTTAATGAGTGTGCATTTTTTAATGGAAGTAATAGCTATCTGTATGCTGCTAATTCAGTACAACAACCAACTACAAATTACAGTGTTTCTATATGGACAAAATTAGATACATTAATAGGAGGAGGGTCTAGTGGTAGTATAGGTTTTATCGGGAATTTTAAAAGTGGTGTAACACCACAAGTAGGTTTTGCTATTGCAAAAGTAAGTAATGAAAGTGGGTTTAGTTTCTGGGCGGATGGTACTGCAAACTCTAGAGCTGCTAAAGTAATAGGAACTACAGTTATACAAACGGGGGTTTGGTATCACGTGGTAGGAACTTATGACGGAACAAATGTAAAAATATATGTTAATGGTAATTTAGAAAATACTGCTGCATATTCTTTTACTCCTAATGCTACTGACCAACCTTTAGTCATAGGTAGATGGTATGGTAATTATTCTGATTATTACTTAGGTGGTCAAATAGACCAAGTACGCATATTTGCAACTGCACTTACATATACTCAAGTTACTGATCTTTATAATGAACATTACCAAACTAAATTTACCGATGGCTCTGATACAGCTATTATGTTTACAGAAGGAACAGGTAATATAACATTTACAGCATCTAATACAAATACACTACCAATAGGTGCTTTAAGAACAAATACTGATTTATCACCAGGTAGTGCAAACAGTGGTATTGAAGTTTATGACGGTACTCAATTTAAAACTTTTTCAGCAACAATAAGTTAATTATGGCAAATACAGATATAACAAGAGGCAGCATACTTAATTTTGATTCTAGTACTTCTGGAACTGTTTTAGCTAAAGGTACTACAGGTGAAAGACCAGGTCCTGGTTTTAACGCGCAAGTGTTAGTTATAGCTGGAGGTGGAGGTTCTGGAAGTTCAGGTGGTAGATCAGGAGGCGGCGGTGCTGGTGGTTATAGAACAAATGCCTCTTTTGCTTTAACAACGAATTTAGCTTATCCACTTACTGTAGGTCAAGGTGGAAAAGGTGCAAATACACAATCAAACACAAGTACTGATAAAGGATATAATGGTAGTGACAGCACATTTTCAACAATAACTTCTACCGGCGGCGGCGGCGGCGGAGGTTGGTATGCTGGTTCAACAGCTAATGGTAAAGATGGTGGCTCAGGAGGAGGAGGTGCAACTACCACAAGCACATCTTCAGGTGGTCAAGGAAATACACCCTCGGTTAATCCATCACAAGGTAATAGTGGTGGTGGTGGATATTATAGCTCTGGTTATGGAGGTGGTGGTGGTGGAGGTGCTGCAGCCACTGGTCAGACGGGTGTAAATGCAGATGCCGGTGATGGTGGAGCTGGAACAACCTCAACTATTATAAATGCAACAAATGCTACTGCAAATGATATAGGACACGTAGTTTCTGGTAATGTTTATTTTGCTGGTGGAGGAGCTGGAGGATATTCTGCAAATAACCCAGGAGTTGGTGGTAACGGTGGGGGTGGTAATTCTGGTGGAGATAACTTTGGTCTTTTTCCAGGTAAAAATAGAGCAGGTGGAGGTGCAGGTGGAGCTGCTTCTTCGGTTTATTCTTTAACAGCAAGTACCAATGGTAATTTTTCTTTATCACCTGTAGGAGGTGATGGTGTAGTAATTTTAAGGTTTCCTACAGCATCAATATCATCTGTTTCTTTAACTGGAACATTAAAAACGCCTTCAACAACTAATACTGTTAGTCAAGTTAATTATCCTTCTGGAAAAACATGTGTAGCTTATTATAGATTTAATGATAATTTAAATGATGAAACATCAAATGGTTATGACTTAACAGCAACTAATCCGGCTATAGATCCTTATAGTTATGGTAAATTTGATAAAGCTTATAGGATGCGTCAGTATTGTAGCGGAACTACACCTGTTGCTCAAGGATATTTAAGCGCTTCTAATCCAATAATACAACCTAATACAGCTACAGGTTTTGCTATATCAGTATGGGTAATGCATACAGAATTTTATAATAGATGTAATGGTGGATCGGCTGTAGGTTCGTGCTATTTTAGTAATATGACTCAAGGAACAACAACTCAACAAGGTATTGGTTTATCAAATAGGATTGTAAGTTCTGGTCAACCTTATACTATAAGATTTTTCTTTAATGGTGTAACAAATTATATTACAGGAACTACTGGTTTAAATATTAATGAGTGGAACCATATTGTAGGAACATATGATGGATCAACAGCTAAAATATATGTTAATGGTGTAGAAGATGCTAGCCAAAATGTTGTTATAACTCCTGTAACAACAGCTCAAAATGCTGTGTTTGGAAGATTTTACTCTAATTTTAATGATTATTATTTTGGAGGCTTTATGGATCAAGTGCGAATATATAATGAGGGGCTAAGTGCAACAGATGTTACTGATTTATATAATGAAAAATTTGCTACTTTAATTACTGAAGGAAGTGATTCAATATATGTTTTTGATCAAGGAAGCGGTAACATAACTTTTAATTCAAATCAAAGTCCACCTCCTGATGGTGCATTTAGGTATAACACAACACTCAGTAAATTAGAATATTACGACGGAAGTAATTGGTATACCATTGATAACGAACCAGCAGTCTCAACTTTAAATGCAGCAAATAAAAATTTTGATACATTATTATATTCTGGTAATGGTGGTGCACAAAGTATAGGCGGCTATATAAATGGTGCAGCTAATTTTAATGGAAGTAGTAGTCGAATTAATACAGGTTATCAGATAACAAGTGGATTAACTGGCTTTTCTGTATCAGCTTGGATAAAAGCTGCATCAGTCAAAACTCAATTTATTGTAGGGGATTTAGGAATAAATGGGGCTTCGGCAGATGGTATGTTTCAAATAAATATAAGCAGTTCAAATGTATTAAGAGCAGCAGTTGGTGGAACTACAAGTCAAACTATTGCAACTTTAAGCAATTACATTGACACTTGGACACATATCGTTGTTACTACTGATTCTTCGGGTAATATAATTGGATATGTAAACGGAAGTCAAGTAGGAACTGCAAGTGGTAACTCTTTAGCTGCAAATACAAATGATTTTTTTATAGGAATGTTTGGTGATTTAACCCATCCATCAACTTTTAATGGTTTAATAGACCAAGTAAGAATATATGGTACAGAGTTAAGTAGTACAGATGTAAAAGCTCTTTATGGTGAAACATCAACTACCGCCTCTACTCTTGCATTCCCATCTGGACAAACAGCTATAGCGACTTATCCATTAGATACTAATGCTGATGATTTATCAAATAATTACGATGGGACTAGCACCTCGGTAACATATAATAATTATATAAATTTTCAACCTGATTTAGTTTGGATAAAAAGTAGAACTTCAAATGCTTATCCTAATAACGTTTTACAAGATTCAAGTAGAGGTACAAACAATTACATAATTAGTGATTTACCAAATCAAGAAGCGGCAAATCCAACATTCGGAAGTTTTGATTCATATGGATTTACTCTAACAACAAGTAATGTAACTTGGAATGGTTCAGGAAATGATTATGTATCATGGAACTGGAAAGCTGGAGGGACTGTGCTTACTAATAATGATGGTAATATAACTAGTCAAGTTAATGCTAATATAGAAGCAGGATTTAGTATTGTTACTTATAGCCCAAACAATAATGTTGGTATGACCGTAGGGCATGGTTTGAATCAAGCACCTTCAATCGTAATCACAAAAAGACTAGATACGTCTCAAGACTGGGGGGTTTATACTAATGTTTCTACAGGAACTGCTGCTACAAATTGGCTATCATTAAATGATTATGATCCTTATGGTGTTGGAAATTATATGAACTTACTGTCTTCTACTTTAGAACTTCCTGCTGCAGGTGCTTTTTGGGCATCACCTTCTTCAAATCAAGTTGCTTATTGTTGGCATCCAGTTGCAGGATATAGTTCAATGGGAGTTTATAGTGGAACAAGTGCAACAAACAATGTAATTACGGGATTAGGGTTTCAGCCTAATTGGTTGATGGTAAAGCGTACCGATACAGGTAGTAATTCGTGGCTTATTGTTGACAGCAAAAGAGTAGAAAGTAATGGAAATTTATCAGAATTATTTGCAGATACAAGTGCTGTTGAAACAGGTAGTGGTTATGATATTGATTTTACACCTGATGGATTTACATTAAATACAACTACAACTAATGCAAATGCTTCTGGTACGAATAACTATTTATATATGGCGTTTGCTTAAAATTTAAAACAAAATATGAAATTACCAAGAAACGGAGTAGCTCGAGACATTCGCCATTTTTTTGGCAGCCTTTTGGTATTTGGCATGATAGTATGTATTATGTTTTATTTAACACAATTTGAAATACCAAACTCAAATAGAGATTTATTAACTACACTTGTAGGTATGCTAGCAGCGTCGCTTGCAATGATTATAAGTGCAATCACAGGTTCTAAACCTAATGAATTAGAAGAAGCTAAAAAAAATATATCTTCATTGCAAATGAAAATAGATATGTTAGTTACTCAAAAAGATTCTTTAGAAAATATGGTTATTAAATTGCAAGATGATATGATAGATCGATTACTTTTGAATAAAACATTAGATATCGATTTTAAAAAATGCATATGCGGTGAAAATAACTGTAGTTGTAAAGGAGAATAAAACTAAGTAATTATAAAATAAACCTTTATATTAATTAAAACCAAAACCTTATGACACTATTTTATCAGACTCATTCTTGGTCTAGTCAACCAAAAATTTCCAATGAAACCTTAAAGCTTTGGAAACATATTGTAGAAAAAGCAAATTGGCGTATTACACAGCTCCCAAATGGTTTTTATCAAACTGAATATCAGGACATTAATAATGAAGATATTTGGCATGACGTTACGCGTAGAGAAACTATAGAAGGTGCAGAAAAAGCTATTGAAGCATCAATAGAACATTATAATAAAAAGTTAGAATTTATAAATGGCCCCAAGGTCGTTAAAACTTTTAAATAAAATAATAATTTTAATTTAATTTAATTTAATCATGACAGAGGCGATAGTCAAAAATCTTAGCTTTGGAGATGAAGCTAAAAAGAAAATATTTAAAGGTATTAATAAACTTACGCAAGCCGTTAGTTCAACTTTAGGAGCTAGCGGCAAACGCGTAATTTTAGAAGATAGCCAAGGTAATCCTATTATTACAAAAGATGGAGTAACAGTTGCAGATTCTATAATTTTATTAGATTCAGTAGAAAATATTGGAGCAAAATTAATTAAAGAAGCGGCTAAAAAAACAGTAAAAGAAGCTGGAGATGGAACAACTACTGCTACAGTTTTAGCATATTCTATTTTACAAAATGCAGGAAGTGAATTAGCCAATTTAGGGCCAAGAAAAATTAAAGAAGGCATAGACACTGCTGTAAATAAAGTAATTAAATATTTAGAAAAAAATTCAGTTAAAGTTACGGGCCAAATGATTGATCAAGTAGCTACAATTTCAACAAATAATGATACTGAATTAGGTAATATAATTGCCAATGCTTATAGATCAGTAGATGAAACAGGTGTAGTAATAATGGAAACTACAGAAAATTCTGAAACTACATCTGAATTAATTGATGGTATTCAATATAATAAAGGACTTACTAATTCAAATTTTATAACTCGAAAAGATACAAGAGTTGCTGAATTAGAAAATGCTTTAGTACTAATTGTTGAATCTCCAATAGAAAATATAAGAAAAATACAATCTGTATTAGAATTTGTTATTAAAAATAATAAATCACTTTTAATTATAGCTGATGTTGATCCTAAAGTAATTTCAACTTTAGCTATGAATAAAATGAAAGGTAATATTAAAATTAATATTATTAATGCACCTACTTATGGTGTGTCAAAAAAAGATACATTAGCAGATTTAGCGTTACTTACTAAAGCTAAAATTGTAAATGAAGATTTAGGGGATGATATGGATTTAATACAGCCTGAATTTTTAGGGCATTGTGTAAAATCTATAACGACAGATACTGAAACTATTATTAAAGTTGCTGAAATAGAAGATAGTGTAAAAAGTATTATTGAAAATGTTAAACAACAAATTGTTGAAACAAAAAATACTGCTGAAATACAAAGATTAGAGAAAAGATTAGCTACATTATCAGCTAAAATTGCAACTGTTAAAGTTGGAGCTGAAACTAGTATTGAATTACAAGAAAAAGCTGATAGAGTAGAAGATGCAATATTTGCAACTAAAGCGGCTATAAAAGAAGGTATAGTTCCAGGTGGAGGTGTTGCATTATTAAATGCATCAAAAAATATAATTGCAAAAAATACTGCAGAACAAATATTATTAGATTCAATAGCTGCACCGTATAACACTATTTTAGATAATGCAAATTTACCTTTAAATTATAATTCTAAAAATGGATGGGGCATAGATGTAATTTCAGGTAATAAAGTTAATATGATTGAATTTGGCATTATAGATCCATTACTAGTTACTAAAACAGCATTAAAAAATGCGGCTTCTGTAGCTACTACTATATTATCAACTGATTGTGTAATTAATAATTTACGTACAAATGAAAGCGGTGGGTAAAAATATAATTATACAAAAAGAAAAGCAAGGAATATCAAAAACTAAAGGAGGATTATTACTTACTGAAAAAACAAGAGAAGATTTAAGATATAATAAAGCAAAAGTTATTTCTATAGGCTCGGAGGTGGTAGGTATAAATAAATCTGATAATATTTTTTATGATAAGCATGCTGGGCATGATATTGAGTATAATAAAAATATATACCAAGTAATTAAAATGCAAGATGTAGTTATTGTGCTATGAAGCGTTTAGAGGCTAATGATTTAAAAGAATTAAATATTTTTAAACATTATAGAATTATTAGAAAATGGGCCTCAAAAAACAATAATTTAAATGAGCCAGATTTAGAGCTTTTAATATATTTACATTGTATAGATTTATTTACAAAAATAGATTTTAAAAAAGGTACTTATTCTTATAGTTGGAATAATAGAAGATGGAATAAGCTTCTTAAAGATGGCTGGATAAAAGTATGGAGAGAACGTAATCGAACATCTCAAAAATATAATATATACTGCGTTACTTTTAAAAGTAAAAAATTAATAAATACAATTTATAAAATTATATTAGGAGAAATAGATATACCTACAAGCACAAAAAGAAATAAAATAATTAAAGGAAAAACTTATATTGATAAAGTTTTAACAAAATCAATATATTATGTAAATAAAGATAAATATAGATAATATGAGACATAAAACATCAGCAGTAATTCGCGCCGAAGAAGGTGTAGTTGGAGCAAATGCACTATGGAGTGGCCCTATGGACACTAAAGGATTTCCAGTAGAAGATGGCTCAAGTTCTGGCATCACACCTATGCAATTAAAAAAAGCGGGCGTATTATATAAAGCGGGGCCAATAACTCAAAGAGCTAAGTCAGTAAGTGTATAGCTATGAGTTTTTCAGACGCAAAATTATACACTATAAATTCTATTACTTTGGGAGTAACAATGATGAATATAGAATGGTGGCTTAAAATAATTTTATTATTAGTAACTATAGGTTATACTTTAACAAAATGGTGGAATATTAAAAAATAATTATAATGACTTATGTACAAAATAATTCGCCTTTTTTAAAAAAAGGAAATGCACCGTCAAGAAAAAAATCATTAGGTTATTATAATAAAGCTAAAGACACAGGAACAGGGGCTGCTGCTGGTGGAGGTATGTCGGAAAAAGGTGTTAAAAAATATAGAAAAGATAATCCAGGCAGTAAGCTAAAAACAGCAGTAACTACTGATCCAAAAAAATTAAAACGAGGAAGTAAAGCTTGGAAAAGAAGAAAATCTTTTTGTGCAAGATCTAAAGGATGGAAGTCAAAAAGAGGCAGAGCAGCGAGACGTCGTTGGAACTGTTAATTAATTAGTTAACTAAAAATTTAAAAAAAATGAACGCAGTAAAGTATAACTTAAAAGAAGCTTATAATAAAAAGCTTAGTGGTAAAGAGCGGTTGCATTATTTAGAAAATTATGAGCACGATACCCGAAAAGGACATTCAGGAGAATATACAGGAAATCACCCTAGATATTCTAGAGGGATGAGTTTAATGGGAGATCCAAATGCGCCTACAAAAAAAATGGATGATGATTTAAAATATATGCCAGTTGAAGATATTGCGGGGCAAGGAACGGAAGGAGTTAACATGGAAACTAATCCTATAATGTTAAAAGACAAAAGACCTAACCCAAGAAATTTAGACCCAAATGAATATCATCCACAAGCAGATTTAAGAGATCAATATCCGAGAAGAAGAGAAGATGATCCAAGAAGTAAAACTTATCAACAAAATTTAAAAAATCAAAATAAAACAATAGATGATAAGTCAGCAGTACCTTCAATGAAAAAAAACCCTATAGATATGAAAAAAACTCCTATTAAAGAACAAAAATATGGCGGTAATAAAGGTGATTTAAGAAGATCCGCACCAAGAGATTATTCAAAAGGACCAAAAATGAGTCATAAATCTCCAGCTCAAATGGGACATAAAAGTCCTGCTAAAATGGGGCATAAAAGCCCTGCTAAAATGGGGCATAAGTCTCCAGTTAAAATGAAAAGTAGAGTTACCTTTGGTAGAAAAAGCTAAACACAAACATTAACAACAACAAAATTTAAAAACATGGCAAAATTTATTAAGATTAAAAAAGAAAACTTAGCATCTAGTTTAAACTATACAGTTGATATACTTATAGGAGTAGATCAAATTGCATTAGTTAAAAAAGGTTCAAACAGTGCAATTAATGCAAATGAAGCAACAATATTTTTTCAGGACGCAAGTTCTTATGTTACACTTACTGATTCAACAAAAGGTGCAGATATTGCAGCTGCAATTAATAGCGCACTGACTGCTAATCCAGGAGGAGTAGTTGCAACGGTTCAGTTAGCTTCAGATATTGAAATTACAGCAATAGCAGTAGCTTAATTATGAAATCAAAAGGTTTAGGTGATGATATTGAAAAATTCACTACTGTAACCGGTATTAAATCAATAGTAGATCGAGTCAGCGAGGGATTAAATATCCCTTGCGGCTGTTCTGCTAGAAAAGAATGGTTTAATAAAAAATTTCCATATAGACCAGATGGCGTTTAAACTAAATAATCCTCCATATAAAGATTTAGGGGTGCCTATTTATCTTACCGATTTAGGTGATGATACTTTAGGTAAAGCAAATAATAATCAAACTATTTTAATTAATAGTAGATTAGATCCTAATAAAAGGGGTAGTGTTATTAAACATGAAATGGTACATATAGATCAATTTCGTAGAGGTGATTTAGATTATGATGATAAAAATGTTTATTGGAAAGGAAAAATATACCCAAGAAGTAAAATGAAAGAAGGAAACAAAAATTTACCTTGGGAAAAAGAAGCATATAATACAGTTTAATTAAATGTTAAAGTTTTTATTCGGACTTTTAAAAGGTGGTAATGGCCGAAAGTCTGTAGCAGGTAATTTAGCCTGGGAAATAAGAGAAGCTATTAAAGGAAAAGAGTTAGATCCAAATGAGCTTATATCTATACAAACTAAAATAAATGAAATTGAAGCGGGGCATAGAACAGTATTTGTTGCTGGCTGGAGACCGTTTATTGGTTGGGTATGCGGTGTAGCTTTAGCTTATAATTTTATAATTAGAGATTTATTTATTTGGGCTTTAGAGCCGCAAGATGTTCCGCCAGCATTACAAATGGAACATTTAATGACCGTATTACTAGGTATGCTAGGTTTAGGCGGTCTTAGAACATTTGAAAAAGTAAAAGATAAAACAAAATAAAATGGGAAGTTATCAAAAAAATTTTAGTGATTTTGCTGTAAGCGCAATTGATATGTTGGCAGAGCAAACATTAAAAGCACAAAATTTAAGTAATTTATCTAGTAATACAGCTGCTAGCGCGCCGGCTACTACATCAGCCATAGCATATGCATCTGGTGGTACTTATACTGGTGCAGCATCAAATGCCCAACATACAGGAGCAAAATTTTTAATAACTTCTGATGGAGCGGGAGCAATAGCATCTATTAAACCTATAGATCAAGGGCCTAATGTTGGTACATCAGGCGAAACTATTATTTTTAATACAGCCTCATTAAACTTAGCATTTGGTGTATCAACAATAACAGGTTCTGTTACTGCAACATTAGCAGGGGCGGATTTAGAAAAACCAAATGGTGATTTTGATGGTAGATTACCTTCTATATATGTAGGTTCAAGTGGAAACGTTAAAGTAACATTGGCTGAAGATACTAATGCAATAACTATAACGGGATTAACCGCAAATACTTTTTTACCTATAACATGTAAAACAATACATAATACCGATGCGGCGACTACCGTAACAAGCTTAATAGCTTTATTTTAATAAAAATTAATTTAAATTTAATCAAATGAGTAACGTAGAAAAAAAAATTACAGAAGAAGAACTTAAAAAAATTAAAGATCATCAACTAACAATGAATAATCTTTTAAGAGATATTGGGCATGTTGAAAATCAAAAACATCTTTTATTACACGATTACGCTGGCTTAATAAAAGAAAACGAAGATCATAAAAAAGAATTAGAAGAAAAATACGGGGCTGTAACTATTGATCTTGAGACAGGAATATATAAACCTGTGAAACAAGAAAATAAAGTAGAAGAGAATAAAAATGTCTAATATTATAAGAAAAATCAGTATTGGGTCTGATTATAAAAATGACGCTATGCATTACTCTTTAGGACAAGAAGTTTATGGGGGTCATAAAATAGCTTACATCATATTTGACGATTCTGATAATTCTTATAATATATATATTAAAAAAAAGGAAGAGGTGTTGCCATGGAAAAAGTTCAATAGTAATATGGCCGTATCAATAGAATATAATTTAGAATATGAATAGTATTTTTGATTTTATTGTTGAGCCTATAGGGGATAGGTATAATAATAAAAAACAAATTAATGATAAAACTTTAATTTTAAATACTAGTATTGAGTCTTTTAAATTTATAAATAAACTAGCTAAAGTTATTGCAGTTCCTTTAGCTTATAAAACGGCAATTAAACCAGGTTATAAATTAATGATTCATCATAATGTTTTTAGAAGATATTATGATATAAGAGGCAAAGAAAAAAATAGTAGCAAATATTTTAATAACAATAAATATTTTTGTCAAATAGATCAAATATATTTATATAACGATGGAACTGGTTGGAAAAGTTTTGGAGATAGGTGTTTTGTTAAGCCGATAATAAATAAAGACAATTTAAAGCTTCAAAAATTACAAGATAATATTGGTATATTAAAATATGACAATAGCTCTTTAAATAAGCTTAAAATTAAATCTGGAGACTGTGTAGGCTTTACACCAAATTCAGAATTTGAATTTTTAATTGATGATGAGTTTTTATACTGTATGAAATCAAATGATATTGTAATTAAATATGAACAGCAAAAAAATCAAACAGAATATAATCCAAGCTGGGCAAAAAGCGGTTGAAGAATTAATTAAAGTAGCCGAAGAAGAAATTATAGTTAATGATGCTTCTGAAGATTTAGCTGCAGATAGATTAAAAAATGCAGCAGCAACTAAAAAACTTGCAATATTTGATGCTTTTGAAATACTTACTCGAATTGAACAAGAAAAAAATATTTTAAAAGATAGTGATTCTAATAAAATAAAATTTGGAGGATTTGCTGAAAGTAGAGCTAAGTAATGTATAGACAAGATTTATATAAAGTTTTAGACAATTATATTAAACCTAACATTGTTAAAAAATATAATAATAAAAAGCAATGGAAATACGGTTATAACAAAGAACATGATATAGTTATAATTAGTAAAACTGGACAAATAGGTGAAATATATGAAATACAAAATTTAAAAATAGCATTACCATTACTTAAAAATATTTATAAAAGATCAAAAAAATCTTCTGAACAGTACTGGGAAAAAATACCATATCCAAAGCCATTAGAAAAAATTAAAACTGTATTTGAATGGAATACTTATCCTGATAGTTTTAAAGAACAATGGTATGATTATATAGATAACGAATTTAAAAGAAGGGATGAAGGATTTGCGTTTTATAATAATCAAAAACCTACTTATATTTCTGGTTCTCATTATATGTACTTGCAGTGGACTAAAATTGACGTTGGTTCTGCTGAATTTCGTGAGTCCAATAGGCTATTCTTTATTTTTTGGGAAGCCTGTAAAGCAGACAAAAGATGTTATGGAATATGCTATCTCAAAAACAGACGGTCTGGATTTAGCTTTATGGCCTCATCTGAATTGGTCAACCAAGCGACAGTATCTTCAGATTCAAGATTTGGAATATTATCAAAAACAGGGGCTGATGCTAAAAAAATGTTTACCGATAAAGTTGTCCCAATCAGTGTTAATTACCCTTTCTTTTTCAAGCCCGTGCAAGACGGAATGGATCGCCCCAAGACAGAGCTTGCTTACCGAGTTCCAGCCTCCAAATTAACTCGACGCAAGATAGAAATAGGCGAACAATTACAAGAAATTGACGGGCTTGATACTACTATTGATTGGAAAAACACGGGTGATAATTCTTATGATGGAGAAAAATTAAAATTATTAGCTCATGATGAATCAGGTAAATGGGAAAGACCAGATAATATAATTAATAATTGGCGAGTTACAAAAACAACCTTAAGACTAGGGAGTAAAATTGTAGGCAAATGTATGATGGGATCTACATCAAACTCTTTAGATAAAGGAGGGGATAATTTTAAAAAAATTTATGAAAACTCAGACGTTAGAAATAGAAACCGTAATGGACAGACTGGCTCAGGATTATATTCTTTGTTCATTCCTATGGAATGGAATTACGAAGGATTCATTGATATGTTTGGATTACCTGTCTTCGATAACCCCGAAAAGCCAATATCAAGCATTGACAATACCGAAATAGATATAGGTGTAATAGACCATTGGCTTAATGAAGTTGATGGTTTAAAGTCAGATCAAGATGCGTTAAATGAATTTTATAGACAATTCCCTAGAACAGTTCAACATGCATTTAGAGATGAAACTAAACAATCTTTATTTAATTTAACAAAAATTTATGAGCAAATAGATTATTTAGAAGAAACTAAATATGAAAATTTAATTACTCAAGGTAATTTTCAATGGATAAATGGAGTTAAAGACACAAGTGTAATATTTATTCCAAATAATAAAGGAAGATTTTATATATCATGGGTTCCCCCTGGGCATTTACAAAATAAAATTATTTTAAAAAACGGTTTAAAATATCCAGGAAATGAGCATCTTGGTGCCTTTGGTTGTGATAGTTATGATATTTCAGGCACTGTGGATGGAAGAGGATCAAAAGGCGCGTTACATGGGTTAAGTAAATTTAGTATGGAAGATATTCCTATTAATATGTTTTTTTTAGAATATATATCAAGACCCGATAATGCTGAAATATTTTTTGAAGATGTTTTAATGGCTCTTGTTTTTTATGGAATGCCTATACTTGCAGAAAATAATAAACCACGTTTATTATATTATTTAAAAAGAAGAGGTTATAGAGGATATTCTATGAATAGACCTGATAAATTAAAATCTAAATTATCAATTACAGAAAGAGAAATAGGTGGAATTCCTAACTCAAGTGAGGATATGAAACAAGCGCATGCAGCTGCAATTGAATCTTATATTGATGAAAATATTGGATTTAACAATGAAAATTATGGAAATATGTTTTTTATAAGAACTTTAAATGATTGGTCTAAATTTAATTTAAATAATAGAACCAAACACGATGCATCTATAAGTTCAGGTTTAGCTATAATGGCTTGTAATAAAAATAAATACACTCCTGTAGCTAAAAGAATTTTTAAACCGGCAAGTATACAAATTAAAAAATATAATAACGAAGGTATCACTTCAAAATTAATATAAGTAAATGATTTATACAAATTATAACAGTTCCTTTCCAGATCAGGTAGTACCAGACGCAGTAAAGAACAGTTATGAATATGGGCTACAAGTTGCGCAAGCTATTGAAAACGAATGGTTTAATCAAGATTATAGTGGTGATAGATATTTGCAAAACTTTCAAAATTTTCATAGATTACGTTTATATGCAAGAGGTGAGCAGCCAATTCAAAAATATAAAGATGAATTATCTATAAATGGTGATTTATCATATTTAAATTTAGATTGGAAAATTGTTCCAATTTTACCAAAATTTGTAGATATAATAGTTAATGGAATGACCGACAAAGGTTATGAAATTAAATCTTTTGCAACAGATCCTTTTGCTTTAAAACAACGTACTGATTTTGTATTTAATGCTATTAGAGATATGCGCAATAAAGATATTATTGAGCAGTTAAATCAAATAATGCAAACTAATTTATATGCTAGCGCAAATGTTAACGATTTACCAGAAAATGAAGAAGAATTAGATCTTTATACACAATTAAATTATAAGCAAAGTGTTGAAGTAGCTGAAGAAGAACTAATTAATAATGTTTTTGATTATAATAAATATGATGAAACAAAAAGAAGGTTAGCTTATGATTTAGCAGTATTAGGTATTGCAGCATCAAAGACAAATTTTAATTTATCAGAAGGAATTACTGTTGATTATGTTGATCCTGCTTCAATGGTTTATTCATATACTGAAGATCCTAACTTTAATGACATATATTATGTAGGAGAAGTAAAAAACTTAACTATATCAGAAGTTAAAAGATTATTTCCAGAATTAACAGAAACAGAGTTAAAAGAAATTCAAAAATATAAAGGCCCTGCAAGCTATAGTAATTATGTTAGAAATTATGGAGGACAAGATGATTATAATTTAATTCCAATATTATTTTTTGAATATAAAACTTATACTAATCAAGTTTTTAAAATTAAAAAAACAGATCAAGGATTAGAAAAAACAATAGAAAAAGACGATACTTTTAATCCTCCTAAAAATGATAATTTTAATAAAGTAGCGAGGAGTATTGAAGTACTATATACAGGTGCAAAAGTTTTAGGTATGAGCAAAGTTATAAAATGGCAATTATCTGAAAATATGACACGACCCTATGGGGATGTTACTAAAGTTAATATGAATTATAGTATTTGTGCTCCTCGAATTTATAAAGGAAGAATTGATTCATTGGTTGGAAGAATAACTAGTTTTGCAGATATGATTCAATTAACTCATTTAAAACTACAACAAGTTTTAGCTCGCGTTGTTCCTGATGGAGTATATTTAGACATGGACGGGCTAGCTGAGGTTGATCTAGGCAACGGAACAAATTATAATCCTGCTGAAGCATTAAATATGTACTTTCAGACGGGTAGTATAGTAGGCAGATCTTTAACACAAGACGGGGAAATTAATAGAGGTAAAGTGCCAATTCAAGAATTGCAATCATCTAGTGGAATAGCTAAAGTACAATCTTTGATTCAAACTTATCAGTATTATTTACAAATGATCAGAGATACTACTGGATTAAATGAAGCCGTTGATGGCAGTACACCTGATAAAAATGCTTTAGTCGGATTACAAAAATTAGCAGCGGCAAATTCTAATACAGCAACAAGACATGTTTTAAAAGCATTAATGTACATAACTATTAGAACTGCAGAAAATATAAGTTTAAGAGTAAATGATGCATTAAATTTCCCATTAACTAAAGATGCTTTACTTAATAGTATTAATACTTTTAATGTAAAAACCATAGAAGAGCTTGAGCAAGTTGGACTGCACGATTTTGGTATTTTTTTAGAATTAGAACCAGATGCAGAAGAAAAAAATAAACTTGAACAAAATATACAAATAGCATTAAAAGCTGGAGGAATTGATTTAGAAGATGCAATTGATATTAGAGAAATAAATAATATTAAGTTAGCAAATCAATTATTAAAACTAAAAAGAAAACAAAAATTAAAACGAGATCAGCAAATAAAACAAGCAAATATTAAAGCTCAAGCAGAAGCTAATGCTAAGGCTGCTGAATCCGCTGCTCTTGCAGAAGTACAAAAACAACAAGCACTAGCTGATACTAAAGTACAAATAGAAAAAGCTAAATCTGATTTTGAAATTAATAGAATGGAACAAGAAGCGTTACTTAAAAAAGAATTAATGGCGCAGGAATTTCAATATAATATTCAATTAGCTAATGCTCGCTCTCAAACTGAATTAGCAAAAGAAAAAGAAATAGAGGACCGAAAAGATGAGCGTGTAAGAATACAAGGTACTCAACAGTCTGAATTAATAGATCAAAGAAAAAATGATTTATTACCAAAAAATTTTGAATCCGCAGGATTTGATAATCTTGAAGGATTCGGTTTAGAGCAATTTGAACCAAGATAAATTTTAATTATTTAATATTATTTTATTATGTCAACAGAAGTAAAACAAGAGGGTTCTTTTAAAATAAAAAAGAAAACCCCAAAAAAATTAGTTGCTGAAAAAAAAGTAACTAAAGTAGATTTAACAAAAAAAGAAGAAAACAATGCCATTCAGGAGCAAAGCACAGATGAGATATCTGTACGCGACGAACCCAAAACTAGCGAAGGAGTTCAAGAGCAAAACAACGAAAAGCCAATTAAAGAATCTACCGGAGAAAATAATAACGATGCTCCAGAAGTAAAAGTAGAATCTCCGATTGAATTAGTAGAGGATGAAAAAGATAATACTGAGGTGGCACGAGTGGAACCAAGCAATGAGGATACCTCTTCCCCATTGGGACAAAAAGAAATATTACAAGAAAATAAAACGCAAGAATTACCTGAAAACATAGAAAAGCTTTTAAAGTTTATGGAGGAAACAGGGGGTTCTATACAAGATTATGCTAGATTAAATGCTGATTATAGTAATGTAGATAATAATACTTTAATAAGAGAATATTATAAACAAACAAAACCGCATTTAAACGTTGATGACGTAAATATTTTATTGGAAGAATTTAATTATGATAAAGAAGAAGAAGAGCCAAAAGATATTAGAAAAAAACAAATAGCATATAAAGAAGAAGTTGCAAAAGCAAAAAACTTTTTGGAGCAAACTAAAGAAAAATATTATGAAGAAATCAAGTTGAAGCCTTCAGTAAATAGTGAGCAACAAAAAGCACTTGACTTTTTTAACCGATATAAACAAGAAGAGCAAAATAAAGAAGCTGTAAGAAATGGATTTATAAATAGTACTAATAATTTTTTTGCAAATGAATTCAAAGGTTTTGATTTTAAAGTTGGCGATAAAAAATTTAGGTACGGTATTAAAGATCCTAATAATGTAGCTGAAGCACAAAAAGATTTGTCAGATTTTGTTGGAACGTTTCTAAACAAAGAAGGTAAAATGACAGATCCAGCCGGCTATCATAAAGCTGTTTATACTGCTAGAAATGCTGATACTATTGCTAGTCATTTTTATGAGCAAGGTAAAACTGATGCAATAAAAGAGCAATTAGCTAAATCAAAAAACATTACTACCGAGCCTAGGCCAACTGCTTCAGGTGAAGTATTTGTAAATGGTTTAAAAGTAAAAGCGATTAGTGGGCTTGACTCTTCAAAACTTAAAATTAAAACACGTAAATTTAAAAATTAAAAAAAATGGCAAATGTTACTCCCCAATTTGGGGCAATTAAACCAAGTGCCAAACAGCAAATTTTGTCTACTAACTATATTCAGTTTACGGATTCTGCCGGAGCTGATTTTGCTGATTTTGCACAACAATATTTACCTGAAATCTACGAACAAGAAGTAGAAAGATACGGTAATAGAACTCTTTCAGGTTTCTTACGTATGGTAGGAGCTGAAATGCCTATGACTTCTGATCAAGTTATTTGGTCAGAACAAAATAGGTTGCATGTAGCTTATAATGACGTAAGCAAAGCTGCAAACAATGTTGACTTAACTTTTACATTAAATGCTACTTTAGGGCCAGATTTTGTTGATAATAACATTTCTGTAAATGATACATTAGTAGTAATGAATCCTGCTACAGGTGCAGAGGTAAAAGCTTTGGTAACTGGTAGCGCTGGTACAGTAGCTGCAGGTAGTGCGACTGCTACAATTACAGTTGCTACATATACTGGAGCAAATTTATCTACAACTTTAGGTTCTGCAGGTAATGTATTAGCAGGTCTTAAAATATTTGTTTATGGTTCAGAATATAGAAAAGGTACTGGTGATACAGATATTAAAAGTATTACTCCTATACTAACTCAATTTAACAATAGGCCAATTATTATTAAAGATCGTTATGAAATTAACGGTTCAGATATGGCTCAAATTGGATGGATTGAAGTAGCAACAGAGGATGGTACATCAGGTTATCTTTGGTATTTAAAAGCTGAATCTGAAACAAGATTAAGATTTGAAGATTATTTAGAAATGGCTGTAGTAGAAGGTGAAAAAGCCGCTGCAGGTTCTGGTGTTGCTGGTTTAGCTCCAGTTATTGGCGGAACTGAAGGTTTATTTGCTGCAATTAATTCAAGAGGTAACGTACTAAATAATTTTAGTGCAGCAGCCGGATTAGGCGAATTTGATAGTATTCTTAAAAACTTAGATACACAAGGAGCTATTGAAGAAAATATGCTTTTCCTAAATAGAAATACATCATTGGATATTGATGACATGCTTGCTAGTATTTCAACTGGTATGCAAGGTGGTACAGCGTTTGGTTTATTTGAAAATTCAGAAGAAATGGCATTAAATCTTGGTTTTTCAGGATTTAGAAGAGGTTCTTATGATTTTTATAAAACAGACTGGAAATATTTAAATGACGCTTCTACAAGAGGTGGTGTTGCAGTTTCAGGTATTGATGGAGTATTAATTCCAGCTGGTACTTCAACTGTATATGACCAAATATTAGGTTCTAATATCAGACGTCCTTTCTTACACGTAAGATATAGAGCTTCACAAACAGAAGACAGACGTATGAAATCATGGATCACTGGTTCTGCTGGTGGCGCTTTCACTACAGACGTTGACTCGATGGTAGTACATTTCCTATCAGAAAGATGTTTGTGTGTGCAAGCTGCAAATAATTTTGTATTATTTACATCTTCATAATATTTATTAGGCAAAGAGGGTAGTTTATGCTGCCCTCTATTGTCTTTTTTATTTATTTAATTTTATTTTATCATGGAAAAAACAACAAAAAAGAAAGCTGCAGCTAAGCCTGTGGCTCAACCTATTACTAAAAAAAATAGTTGGGAAGTTAAAGATCGTACGTATTTATTATTAGGAGAGCATAGTCCTTTAACATATACAATAGCTTCTAGACACACATATAAATATCCTTTATTGTGGTTTGATGAAAATTCAAATCAACAAAGGGAATTAAGGTATGCTACTAATCAAACATCGCCATTTATAGATGAACAAAAAGGAGAAGCTACATTAGGACATATCATATTTAGAAATGGTATTCTTACTGTACCAAAACAACAGCAAAATTTACAAAAATTACTTTCTATATATCATCCTTTAAAAGATACAAAATATAAAGAATTTGATCCTGTTATTGAAGCTAATGATGATTTAGACATTATGGAGGTAAGAATAGAAGCCTTAAATGCTGCTAAAGAAATTGATATATCGCTAGCTGAAGCAATATTACGAGTAGATTTAGGTTCTCAAGTTACTAAAATGAGTTCTAAAGAACTTAGAAGAGATGTTTTAATATATGCGCAAAATAATCCTGAATTATTTTTAGAATTGGCTAACGATGAAAATGTAGAATTAAGAAATGTTGCAATTGTTGCTGAAGAAATGGGTATTATTAAATTATCGCAAGACCAAAGATCATTTAGCATAGCTAAAACAGGTCGTAAAATAATGAATGTACCATTTGATGAAAATCCTTATTCAGCTATGGCCGCGTATTTTAAAACTGATGAAGGCGTTGATTTGTATAAAACTATACAAAAAAAATTAGGATAACATGTAATATATATAGTAGCTAGGCCGTGTATTCGGCCAGCTATTATATTATAAATAATCAATATGGCTATAAATGTAAACACTGTATATCAAACAGTGTTGACAATATTAAACAAAGAACAAAGGGGTTATATGACTCCTGATGAATTTAATAATGTTGCAACACAGGTTCAATTAGAAATATTTGAAAAATATTTTGAAGACTTAAATCAACAAATACGAGTTCCGCAAACTGATACTAATTATGCGGATCGGGTAGAAAATATAGATGAAAAAATAGCTGTATTTAAAACATTTGGGAATGCAGTTTATAATAATAATGCTGTTACTCCTGAAAAATATTTTACTTTACCAACTACTGATGCATATGGTAAAGCGGTTACACTATATAGAATAGGAGAGGTAACCTATAAAAATGAGGTACTTGTGCAAAGACTTCAACGTAATGACTTTTATACTTCAGAAAAGTCTAAATTAACTAAAGCCACTAAAACATTTCCAACATATTTATTTGAGAATAATTATTTATTTGTAAGACCTACTAGTATACAAAGTGATATACAAGTAGAATACGTGCGTAAGCCAGTTGACGTTGTATGGGGTTTTACTGTAGGTTCTGTTGGGCAATATGTATATAACTCAGCTTTATATAATGCGGCGACACAAACAGGTTCACAAGACTTTGAACTTGATATTAGTGAACAAACAGAAGTTATACTTAAAATTTTAGTTTATTCAGGTATAATAATTAAAGATCCTCAAATAGTTCAAGCAGCTGCACAACAAGTACAAATGGACGAAATAAATAAAAAACAATAGAATATGGCAAGCCCAGATGGTGGATTAATCCAGGAAACTAATTCGCAATATTATGCAGGTGTACAAAGTTTTGTTGCAGATGGTACTACAAATACGTATACTGCAACATTTAATACTGATCTATTTTTAGGTAATTATGATCCTAACTCTGTAGAATATGCTAATAATAATTTTAAGCTGTATACAAGTGCAGACGGTATGCCAGGAACTTTTACTGAATATACTAATCCATATACTGTTGTAGATAATGTTATAACTATAACCGCAACACCTGCTCAATACACCGTTATTGTAGTACAATTAAAAATATTAACAGGTGGTTATTATGGTAACCAAGATGCTTATGGTAATGTTGTAGAAGAAAACTATGGTGGCTATGGTTATATAAAAGTTTCTGATTTAGTAACTAATTTTTTAATAGCATATGTAGGAGCGGGAAAGCTTATTGAAAAAGTTAAGCGCACCGATATAATATTTCATGTAAAGCGTGCATTGCAAGAATTTAGTTATGATACATTACAAAGTATACATTCACAAGAAGCTACAATACCTGATAATTTAACTTTGCCATTACCTCAGGATTATGTGAATTATGTAAAATTTTCATGGGTAGATGCATTAGGCGTAAAACATATAATATATCCTACTACATTAACTTCTAATCCATATAGTTTATTGCCTCAAGATTGGCAATCAATACCAATACAAGATAACTTTGAAGATGGGTTAAATACCACTTCTATAACTGAAGAAAGATGGGCTAAAGCTAATGATCGTTTATTAACTGGAAATATAGATGTTAACAATATTAATTCAGGAGTATATCCCGGAGCATTTTATGGATACGGTTATGAAGGGTTTTGGGGAGAGCGATATGGATTAGAACCAGAAACTACGCAAAAAAACGGTTGGTTTACAATGAATTATAGAGAAGGTAAAGTATCTTTTTCTAGTAATTTACGCGATAAGCTAATAATATTTGAATATATATCAGACGGCCTCGCATATGATGCTGACTCTAAAGTACCTAAATTAGCGGAGGATGCGATTTATTCTTATGTTAACCATGCTGTTTTAGCAAGCAAAAAAAATACGCCTGAATATATCGTAAAAAGATATAGGGATGAAAAAAGTGCTAAATTAAGGAATGCTAAAATTAGATTATCTAACATTAAATTAGAAGAAATAGTACAAGTAATGCGTAATAAATCTAAATGGATTAAAACTTAAATAAATGCCTGAGGTTAAAAATGCTTTTATAAAGTCAAAAATGAACCTTGACCTTGATGCGAGATTAATACCGCAGGGGGAATATAGAGAAGGTAATAATATTCAAGTTAGTAAATCTGAAAGCGCAGATGTTGGCGCTTTAGAAAACGTATTGGGTAATATTAAATTAGCTGATTTTAATTCATTAGCTATAACTTCTAATTTACAAGTAATAGGTCAATTTACTAATACTAATACGGACACTATATATATATTTTTAACTGATTATACAGATGCAAATTATTTAACTAATATAACTTACAGTAGTACAGCTAATAATTATATATATGCTTTTAATGTAGCAAATTCATCTGCAACAGCTTTGGTAAATGGCTCTTGGCTAAATTTTTCAACTACAAATTTAATAACTGGGGTTAACTTAATTGAAGATTTACTGTTTTTTACAGATAATAGAAATCAACCAAGAAAAATAAATGTAAGATTAGCTGCTGATAATATTAATTATTACACTAATGAAGATCAAATATCTGTTGCTAAATATACTCCATTTCAACCTATAAATCTATATAAACAAACTACAACTACTGGATTAACGGGATATGAAACTACTATGTATGATGTAGTAAGCCCTAATTTATCTGATAATTCTACACTAAATCCTTATTTTCAAGGAAGTACTAATCCTTATAGCTCTACTTACCCTGGTGATCCTGATTTTTTAGAAGATAAATTTGTAAGATTTAGTTACAGATTTAGGTATGATGATAATGAATATTCAGCGTTTGCACCCTTTACTCAAGCAGCTTATATACCAAAACAAGATGGTTATTTTTTAAGTGGAGATGAAGATAAAGCTTATAGAAGTACAGTAGTTAATTTTATGGAAAATAAAGTTAATGAAATAAGGCTGCAAATTCCATTACCTCTTGATAATAGTAACAATATTGTAACAGGTAATAATTTATTTTCTTACTTTAAAATAAAAGAAATTGATATTTTATATAAAGAAGATGGTGCGCAAAATGTACAAGTTTTAGATACTATACAACAGTCTTCATTTGGTACAACAGGTGTTATAGAATTTGTTTATCAAGCAACTAAACCATATAAAACTTTGCCTGAATCTGAAATAGTAAGAGTTTATGATAAAGTACCAGTAAGAGCATTATCACAAGAAATAATTTCTAATAGAGTTGTATATGGTAATTTCCAAGATAAACATACACCACCAGTTAGTTTAAATTATAATGTAGGTGTAAGTCAAAAAACGTCATTTGCAATACCTAATTCAAATAATCCTACAGGTTATACAGGTATTACAGAATATCCTAATAGTACAGTTAAACAAAATAGAAATTATCAAGCAGGTGTAGTATTATCAGACAGATATGGTAGATCATCTACCGTTTTATTGTCAAGTAGCCAAACACAAAATATAATTGGTAACGATGCATTTGATGCTGCAACTGTTTATCATAACTATAGAACAACTGATGAAGCAACATCTTTACCAATATCAACACTTAAAGGTGATTCAATAAAATTATTGTTTAATGATCAAATATCAAGTGCTAAATCATTAAGCTCTGGTGCTCCTGGTTTATATAATGGTAATACTGGGTCATCAGATTATAATCCTTTAGGTTGGTACTCATTTAAAATTGTAATAAAACAAACTGAACAAGAATATTACAATGTTTATTCACCAGGTATAATGGATGGCCCTCCTAATACAGTAACTAATTTAGATGATGTTGCTGGGCAAGTAGGGTTTGTAACATTGTTTAGTGATAACATAAACAAAATACCAAGAGATTTATCATTAGTAGGACCAGATCAAAAACAATTTAGATCTTCTGAAGATGAGTTTAGTGAAGGTAACGAAACTTTAATGGTTTCAAGAAGTAGTGTAGAATTATTTGGTAGAGTTACACCTGAAAATTCTGCTACACCTACATATAATATACCTTTTTATCCTAACACATCGACCTTTACTAGTTTAGATAATAATGTAACTACTATTGGTACAATAAGTGATATGTTTGGCATTACTGCTTCGGCTGCTACAGACTTATATAATTCAAACTCAGATCCATTAATAGCTAAGTTTGTACAAATAGCATCCAACCCAATGGGTAGTTTAACATCTTCAAGTTCAAGTTATGCTTTTCAATTAGGTGTTTTTGAAACTGCACCCGTAGAATCACTGCTTAATGTCTATTATGAAACAACTACAACTGGCCTTATATCAGAGTTAAATACAGCTATTACTTCAGGTAACCAAGGTTTAGCTACAGGTTTATTTAATTATAGCTTTAGTTTAAATGAAGGCATGGCATTAAGCACAACAGTTGTAAATCAATTTGCCGTGCAATCAACAGCTTCAGCTGCTAACAATGATAGCCCAGTACAAGTCTCTAATTTAACAATAGTTAATATTAGAAATGGTAATAATGAAATTATACAAGAAGGTGATAGTGGGCCATATTTTAATTTAATTAAAAGCACAAACAATGGTCAACCATTAGATAAAAATAATCCAGCAACATATGATAATTACACATTAACAACCGCTAGACTTTTTTACTATGGTTTAAATTCAAATGTAATAGATCAATATGAATTTACATACGACAATGACGGCGCAACCTTAACTTCAACAGGTGCGTTACAAAATGTAGCACCAATTATAAGTCCTAAACCGTCATCAATAACAACACAAGTCGGACAAACAAGTATAAACGCAAACAATAGTTTATTTAGTTCTGTCAATGGAAGTGCAGACACACAAACATTAGTAGGCGAGGATACTCCGGTTAATAAAAAAGATTTAGAATATAGTATTACATCTCAACCTACAAGCAATGAGTTTAGCATTGATAGTGTAACAGGAGAAATTACAGTATCTGGAACACCTGCCGGTATAAATACTTTAACAATACAAGTTAAAGACGCCGGCGAATTAACTGATTCTTTTACAACAGATGTTATATTTGGTAATGCAGCAGTAAATGCAGGTTGGGGCAGAGGAGCTAATATAGCACAAGAATCGTTATTAGCTGCAGGAGGTTCTTCATTAGCAATTTATTGGACTAGTGACGCAACAAACGCAGTGGATACAGGAGCTAATGTTAATCCTATTTTAGATAGGACAATGAACGCGTATGCTTTGTCAAATGGTAATAATTTAGTTTTAAACAGTACATTACCTACATCAGGAAATTATATAGAAACAAAAACAATAAGCAAAACAGCAGGTGGAATATCCTATGATTATGCTAATAGCAATTATAATGCTATTGGTAGCGCAACACAAACAGTAACACAAGCAGACGGAGGCTTGACTCGTGGTACTGGATATGTATTATTTGATGTAACTATAGACAATGATGCTATAGAAGAATATACATATAATAACGCAAACACAGAGGAATTACAAGTTATGTTCCCTGTTACTTTACAATATAGACCAGCCGGTGCAGCACCTAATGCTTGGGAAATTGCTAAAGATATAGAAGGCCAAGAAATAAGATTTGGGGCTACATTTGGTAACAATTATAGTGATTATAATGTTTATCCTATTAATTCAAATCAAGCATTATCTTATGAGGGTAGATTAAGAAAAAATAATTTAGCTAGTAACTTTAGTAGTAATTATGTAAATGATCCAAGTACTACAAACAATATAAGTAGCGCGGACTGTGTACAGTTAAATGTAAATACAATATATCAAAGCAACCAAGAATATTTAGCAACCCAAGGAAAAAAATTATTTTGTGTAGGAGGTGCAGCAACTAAAGATAGCAACAAAATATATACAGATGAAGTTGATAGGTTTGGCGATTATAGATTTATAATAAGATACCCCTGGGGTAGAGGTAATCAAGGTTTTAATCAAGTGCCTATTGTGCCCGGGTGGCCCAATAGCGTTAAACAAGGTGGGCAGTTACCTAATAGCAATTATGCTAATTCGTCGTTCTTTTCTTACAATATTGATTGGGGAGACATGTATTACCCATATACAAGAACTAATCCTAGTATAACTTCATATGCTTACCAAGTAACGACAACTGGATCTAATAACGCTAAAGACGCAAGCCAATTAGCTATATCAGGGGGGAAACAAACCGTATGGGCAAGAGAACCTTTTTTAAAATATGTAACACAATTTTATACAGACGCAGCTTTAACAACTACATGGACGCCACCCAGCTGGAGTGTATCAACCGCGTGGAGAGGTTACAATATATTGACTGGCTCTGATTTATATCCTCAATATGATGGGAATCAAGTAGCTAATGTAAGTAAGTCTGGTACTAACATATTACAACAAAACTACGGTAATACCTTGTTAGAGTTACAACCATATAGAATATGGTCAGCATACTTTGATGCAAGTGGTTTAAAACAAAAAGCTACAGCTGTTCCATCACAAGCTATGCCGTAGTAATTAATAATATAAATAAGTGATTATAAATTAAATGAGTGCAATTGTAGAAGTTCGATACTTTAACAGCTTTGTTTTAAAAAAAGTTGTAAATTCTAGTAATACACCTGTTTGGAATGGATCATATGGTATACCAAATTATAATCCAGGAGAAACTGGTGTTAGCGCTTATGGAAATATAACGCCTGAAACAAATAATGAAACCCGTAATTGGATGCTAGAAGAATCTCGTATACGCGGTGGATATAATAATACAAGTGTTACATATGGCCCTAGAGCTTATTTAGTTGAAGAAGAACCTAATGCTAGATTTAGAGGCCATGCTTTAATATATTCAGGTATATTTAATTCTACAACTGGTATAAATGAAAGTAATGTTTTTAGTGTTGGAGAGGATATAACTAGAAGTTTAGATCCAGCTAAAGGCACAATACAAAAATTATATGCTGAAGATTATTATTTAAATATATTTCAAGAGGATAAAGTAAGCCGCGCTCCAATAAATAAAAATGTTATTTATACAGCTGAAGGCAATCCGTCTATAACTGCGAGCAACATGGTTATTGGAGAGCCCCAAGGATATTTAGGCGAATTTGGTATAAGTCGTAATCCAGAAAGCTTTGCGGTATATGGATTTAGAAAATATTTTACAGACAAAGATCGTAATGCAGTAATGAGATTATCAAGAGATGGTTTAGAAGAAATACAACGCTATGGTATGTATGATTTTTTTCGTGATAAACTTAGTGGACTTGATAGTCAATATGGAGTGGGTAGAGCTTTTGGTATGTGGGATATACATACTAAACAATACGTAGTTTCATTGCAACCAAATCAATCATATACACTCGGCCCTTTAGGCGAAAATATAACAACTAATTATTATACTGTTTCTTTTGATGAATCGGTAAAAGGATGGACAAGTTTTTATAGTTATAAACCAGCTATGGGTACTAGTTTAAAAAATATTTTTTATACTTTTAATAATGGCACAAGTTCAAATAAAAAAGCAGAACTATATAGACATAATAGTGAATTAGTAAATAGAGCTAATTTTTATGGCACACAATATAAAGCTACTATTAAATTTATATTTAATCCACAAGTAAGTGCTTCAAAAGTATTTAAAACTATTAATTACGAAGGTAGCAATGGTTGGCAAGTTGACAACATTATATCAGATAAAACAGGTATAGGCTCTATAGATACAGGTTGGGAAACAACTTCAACAGGAGATAATTTTGATAAGTCTAATACAAGCGATAGTACTGCTTTAATATATAGCTATAATGAGGGAGCATATGATAATTTTGGTAATCAATTTCCTGCAACTATGACACCCCCTATTAATAGAGCAGGGTTTGATCGCAAAGAAAATAAATATTTTGCCAATATAATTAATAATAGCCCAGCAACAGTAGGTGAAGTTAGATTTGGCAATCAAATGACTGGTATAAAAGGATATTTTACTACTGTAACAATATCAACTGATACCAACACAGATCCAGGAGGTATGAAAGAAATATTTGCTGTATCTTCACAATATAACGTAGCATCTTATTGATAATAAAACATGGAACAAATAATTGAAATTTTAAAACTTGTATGGTACGGCCATGAAATTCAAGGTCTTGTAAAAGGTATTGAACCTGTTACTGCAGCGGCTATTATTTCAGGGGCTGCAAGTTTGTTTGGAAGTATTTTTGGTGCAAGTAAAGCTAATAAAAGAGCAAAACAAGCCGCAGGTGAAAGACGTAGACTTGAAAGAGAATTAAAAGCATTAGAAAGAAATAGACAACAAATTATAAATCCTTATGAGGGAGTAGAAGATATTTCAAGTATGTTTCAAGATTTATCAGGAATGGTAAGTAATCCGTATGCGAATTTAGGTGTTGCTACACAAGCGGCCGAAATTCAAATAGAACAAACAGATCAAGCTTTAGCAAATACTTTAGATATATTAGCAGCTACAGGTGCAAGCGCTGGAGGTGCTACCGCTTTAGCTCGAGCCGCAATGGCTAGTAAAAAAGGTGTTTCAGCTAATATAGAACAACAAGAGCTTAAAAATGAAAGACTACGAGCGCAGGGACAAGCTAATTTAGAGCGAATACAAATGCAAGAAGCAGGTAGAATTCAAAGCGCTGAAGTGGCTGAAGCGTTAAGATTACAACAAGCTGACGTTGCTGCAAAAGATTTTGAATTCGCTACACGCGAAAGAAGAGAAACTGAACAATTAAATAGAACACAAGCACAAATAACTAATCAAGCACAAACTCAAGCAAATGAAAGAGCTAATGCTGCTGCTATAATTGGATCAGGTATTCAGGGAGTTACAAGTACAGCAGGAGCATATATGAAGAGTCAATATCAACCAAAAAGTGATATGCCTCAAAACCAGGAGGTGAGGCAGTTTAATGACGACGCGTTGTTTAGTCAAATAAGAACAGGAGATAATATAATAGCTAATAGATAATGGGAGCATATGAAAATCCAAACTTCGTCGATGAAAGTAAAGCAGGTTTAGTATGGGCTAGTGTTATGAATAATATTAGTCAACAAACTGTTGATTATATACAATTTACAAAACAAAAAGATGACGAAGAAGCCGCGCGTGTACAGAAAATTTTAGATGAAACTGCTGAATATTCTTTAAATAGACAAAATTCTGTATATGAAAATTTATACAAATTAAAAGCAGATCCTCAATTATTTAATGAAGTTAGTAAATTATTAGATGAAGATACTAATGCTTATTTAAATGGCCGTAATTCTTCTGATCCTGAACTAAGAAAAAAATATTTAGAAGAGCAAGGCAAATATTCGCAAGCTTTAGGCAAATTATATGGACTTTTAAACGATGGCATAGAATCAAATGCATATTATACAGAAACATATGATCCAGTATTAGCCGGTGGACCGGGTGGTATTAGCAGAACTCAGCCGGGAATAGATAAATATGTAGAAGGAATGTCGGTTAGGACAGGAACTAAAGAGGGTACGCAATCTTTAACTATGGACGAAACTGGTAATTGGATAATTAATATTAAAGATACTAATGGTAGAACCATAGTTAATGAACCCGCTGAATTATTTTTTAATTATACTCCTACAATATTAGCTAATTTGCCAGAACAAATTAAAAAAATATATAGTTCTAATGGCATATCAAATAAAGATGGTTATTTAGCTGAAGCTTATCAATCTAAAGAAAATGAATTTTTATATGGTGCTAAAGGTATTGTACAATTTAGAAAAAAAATTAATGCAGGCAAAGTTGCAACCGTTGTTGGTGGTCAATTAAATGCTAAAGCGGAATCTTTTTTAACTGATCCATTACAAGCTGAAGCTATTTGGGCCGTAATTAGAAAAAAAGAAGACCCTGAACGAATTAATATAGCTCAATTATATTCTGATAATAATTTAAAAATGAAATATCTTGAAAGATTTAATTCTTATGCCGCCGAGTTATTGCCTGTATCAGAAGCTAGTAAAGCATTTGATATGAGGCTAAGAGGAGGTCGCGGTGGTGGGCGCGGAGGTAGAAAAAACCTACCAGATCAACGTAAAATACAAATAGTTTCAGATATAGCTGAAGCGGTAAAACAAATTTATAAACCAACAGATTTTATACCTAAAGAACAATTTGGTATAGGAGACACAAGATCTTTAACAGGCGATATACAAGCTAAACCAGAACTTGAAATTACTGCTGTTGATGCTGCTAATATATTAAATAATTATGGAGTACAAAATATATCAGCTAAAAATGGCCAACTTTTATTTAATACGGGTAAAAAAAATAAAGAAGGTACCCCGATAAAAACACCTATTAAAGCTTTTGATAATAATAAAAATATTTATGGTGTTTTAGAAGCTTATAGATTTACTTTGCCAGCCGGAGAAAAAAATGAAATTGATGATATAGCTGAATTATTAGGATTATATCAAAAACCAACTAAAGAAGAATTTGAACAATTTACAGTAAAATCTAATTAATATGCCACTATATAAAGCTAACGGTATTACTTATGATTTACCTACTGATCGTGTAGCTAGATTTAAAATACTATATCCCAATGCGGTTTTATTAGATGAAAATGAAATTACAGAATTGGGAAAGACAAACCCTTCACAGGAGAAAGAGAGCACAGCTGTGAAGGAGCCAATGCCAGTGCTCGAAGGTACGGATTCCGTTTTGGAAAATATTTCTTTGGACTTACCAAAAACTAGTGTAAGAAAAAAAGTTAGACAACAAGATTTAGAAAGAATTAAATTAAAAAAAGATGAGGACCGAACCATAAATGATAATACAGATTATTTATCTGAACTATTAAAGGTGGGTGATTTATCTTTAGGAGAAGCAATTTTTAGTATTCCTGGATTTTTATATGGCGTTACTAAAGATTATAGTGCTATAGGTGTTGCGGCTCAAAAAATTAATGAGTTGATGGATTTGCCGCCTATGTGGTCAACGAAAGAATTTAATGAAAAAATTAATGCTCAACCTATAATTGAATCATTAATAGAAGAAAGAGAAGACCGTTTAAAAAAAGTACAAAATTTTGAACAACAAAAAAATTTACAAAATGATATACTAGAAAATTTAGATGGTACACCAGAAGGATATAAAAAAGCAGCTTTAGTAACTGCAGGGCAATTAGCTCAAAGTTTGCCTACAACTGCTGCTATTATGGCCGGGGGTGTTGCTGGGCTTGGTAGGCTAGGGATGACTGTTGGTACAACAACACTTTTAGGAGGCACTGAGGCTCGACAGCAAGCAATTGAAAATCCTGAGCAAGCTGAAGCTATAAATACACTAAAAGGATTAGGTATGGCAGCGGCTGAAGGTTTTTTTGAAAGTTTAATGGGGGCTGGCGCTATAGGAAATGTATATAAAGATATTATATTTAGAGAAGGCCCTGAGGTTGGCCAAAGGGTATTTAAAAATTGGCTAGTCGAATCTTATGAAACAGCTTTAAAAAAATTAGGTATTCCTGTGGCTATGGTTGGCGAAGGCACAGAAGAAGTAGCAACACAGATTACACAAAATTTAATTAATAATAAAGACCCTTTTGAAGGTGTAAGTAATGCTTTTATTTTAGGTGTTGCCGGTGGAGGTGCATATGGAGCCCCTATAAATATTGCAAAAATTAGGAGTGGTATTAAAGATGCAATAGTTTTATCTAAAATCAATAAAGATTTAAAACCAACCGAATATACAAATATTAGTTATGCATTTGATCCAATAAATGCTACAGATCAGGCTCAGGTAAAGATAGCACAAATTAAAGGAGCAGATAAAATTTTAGATGATAAAGTTAATAGAGAAGTTTTAGGAGGTAGAATAACTAAAACAAAAGGAGAAGAAATAAAATTAAATTTTAGAGCAACACAGCAAGCGACTAATCAAATAAAAAATATAGCTTTTAATAACACACAAAAAGTTGAAGTTGTTGAATTATTAAAAAGAGGTAACGCTTTAACAAACCAAATTAAAGAGCAAAACAACGAAGGCTTAAATCAGCCTTTGAAAGAAGAATTAAAAAATATAAATAAAAGATTAAATGTCTTAGCCTTAGACGCTCAAACAGGAACTATTACTAAAGCTATTAAAGGAAAAAATATTATTCGAGTAAAAAATAGTGAAGAATTAAAAAATAAATATAATATTACAAATAAAGAGGCTTTAACAGCAGGAGCTTTTGTAAACCCAGCGGATAATAAAATATATATTAATGAAGAAATAGCGGTTGAAACAGGGGATATAGATGTTGCGCAGCACGAGTTATTACATGTAATTTTAAAAAATCAATTTAAAACTGCTAAAGATAAAGGTAAAAGTTTAATACAAGAGTTTAAAACTATCGTAGGCGAAGAAAATTCAAAAATTATAGATAATATAATTAAAGATGAACCCGCGTATGATGAAGCGTACATGCAAAATAACCCCGATGAATTTTTAACTCAATTTAGTAATGCAATTTTAGAAGGTAAAGTTAATTATAACGAAACAATATTTACTAAAATAAAAGATTTTTTACAAAAAATTTTTGGCTCTAAAGGATATAAAAATAAATTTAAGACAGGTAAAGACGTATATAATTTTATGCGTAATTATTCTCAAAATATTAAACAAGGCGAATTATCTAAAAATGTTTTAAAATTAGTTCCTGAAGAAATACAAGCTGATGAAATTGTAATGTCAAAAAAAGCATCAGAATTAGTACAAAAATTATATGAGGAAAAAGGCGCTGATAATGCAGCTTTTGAAATAATTCAAGAGTTCAAGCCTATAACTTTAAACTTAGCACGTAAAAGAAAAAATGCTCCTAATTATAATGAAGAAGAATTAGTAAGCGAAATAGAAACTGGCGAAGGCGGTATATTTGATTTAATTAGAAGTTATAAAAAAGATTCAGGAGTTCCATTAGCCGCATATATAAATAGTTTATTACCTAAAAGAGTTATTGCTGCATCTAAAAAAGTTTTAGGAGAAGAGTTTACTACAGATATAGCTGATGTACAAATAGCAGAAACACAAGCAGCAGAACCCGAGGTTGTTGAAACTTTTGTTCAAGAAGAATTGCCAAAAATTAAAATAGCTGAAAAAATTCTTTTACCTGAAGAACAAAAACAATTTAAAGAAAAAGTAAAAGAAGAACTTCCTAATATTACGGAAGAACAATTAACTTTTAAAACGCTGCCTAATTTAATGGCGGAAACTATTGCAAAAAAATTAAACATGCCTGCTAAAAAGCTAACGGGCGCAGCTAATTTTACTCAAGATGAATTTTCAAGAGTACAAAATTTAATAAAAAATAATGTTAAAACAATTAAGTTAGCATTGCCGCAAGCAGCAATATTAAAAGGTGAGGCTGTAACAGAAAAATTAATTGGTACAGCAACTAATGTTCCTAATAAATTATTAAAAAATCCTAAATTATATACAAGATTAGATAGAACTACAAAAGGTGCCGGTTTAGTTCCTTATGAAAAAAATAAAAATATTAAAGATGAAGATCTTTTAGAGGCAGTAGGAATTATAAATAATAAACTAACAAAAGGCCCACGAGACCCTGAAGCGCAAACAGCAAAAGGTATTCTTAATATTTTAGGTAGAACTGGAACTAATCAAGAAGTAAGAATTCAAGGACCAGAAATTCAAAAAGTTTCTAAAACTCAACAAACTGATTTAAGAGCTGGTGTAGGCGATGATTTACTTTTTAGTTTTAATACAAAAGGAGATGGTAATTGGGAAATAAATTCTAGATTTGGTGATGAACAATTTCAAAAATATAATTTTAAAATTGGAAATATTAATTATCAAATTACTACAACATCTAATGATAATGATATACAGTATGAAATTTTAGAATCAACAGAGGACATTCCTGATGATTTTTTTATTACAGATCCTAAATCAATTACATTATTATTTCAAGATGAGGAAGGCAGCGTAAGAGCAACAGGTGCAAGTTTGGCTGGAGAAACAAATGCAATTAAGGTATTTAGTGTTGTTGCTAATGCTACAATTGATTTAATAAAAGATAAAAAATTTAATTCGGTAACTTTTACTGGCAAAGGAGAAAGTAGAAAAAAATTATATGAAGCATTACTTTCAAAATTTTCAAAAGAATTAGGTTGGGATAGTTATACTTTTCAAGATAATTTTGATTTAAATGAAACAATATATGTAGCTTATGATTCTAAAATTAAAAATGAAAGTCAAGAACTAAAACAGCTAGCATTTTCAAAAAAGAAGGCAGCTGCTAAAAATAATAGTAAATTACCTAAAAGTAAACAACTTAAAAAGGGAAGTTCAAATCAAGCAGTTTTAAATGAAATGAAATTACTTGATGAGGAAATAAAACAAAGACGTAAAGAATTTTTTGATACCGAAAAACTTAGTCAGGATTTTAACATAATAATTGAAAATAAAACTGGTATTGCTAAAGAAAAAAAATACGGTGATGCTAGAGCCAAAACAGTTGGTGCTAATAAAGGAAGGTTTAAGTTTTTTATACCGCCGTCGGCAGAAGACTTTGTTGGATTATTATATAATACTCTAGGCAAAGGAAAGCTTGGCGAGCAACAAATGGCTTGGTATAAAGAGAATTTATTAGATCCGTACGCTAGAGCTATGAATGAAATATCTTCGGCTAGGGTAGCATTGTTCGAAGATTATAAAACATTAAAAAAAGATTTAAAAATTATACCTAAAAATTTACGTAAAAAAATACCAGGCGATGATTTTACTGTAGAACAAGCTGTGCGCGCTTATATATGGAATAAGCAAGGCATGGAAGTTCCAGGACTTGAAGATGCTGATGTTCGTGAATTAATATCTTATGTAGCTGATAATAATGAACTAGTTGTATTTGCAAATAATTTAATTAATATAAATAAAGGCAAAGGTTATCCTGAGCCTGATGTGGGGTGGGAAGCAGGTACTATTACTACAGATTTAATAAATGCTATTAATACAACTCGCCGTGCAGAAGCGCTACAACAATGGCAACAAAATGTAGATATTATATTTTCTAAAGATAATTTAAATAAACTTCAAGCGGTATATGGTACGGGATATAGAAAAGCATTAGAAAATATTTTAACCCGAATGAAGACGGGAAGAAATCGTGGTTATAATAAAGATGAAATTACAGGTAGATTTACAGATTGGATTAATAACTCAGTTGGAGCAATTATGTTTTTTAATAGCCGATCTGCTTTATTACAAACTATATCTAATATAAACTTTATTAATTATTCTGATAATAATGTATTTAAAGCGGCTAAAGCTTTTAGTAATCAAAAACAATATTGGTCTGACTTTATGTTTTTATTTAATTCTGATTTCTTAAAAGAAAGACGTGGCGGTTTAAGATTTAATGTTAGCGAATCTGATATAGCCGATATGGCAAAAGAAGGTGGTGCAAGAGGAGTAATAAGTAAAATGCTTCAATACGGATTTTTACCTACGCAATTTGCTGATAGTTTTGCAATTGCGTCTGGAGGTGCTACATTTTATAGAAATAGATTAAATAAATATAAAAAAGAAGGTTTATCTGAAAAGAAAGCGCAAGAAAAAGCATTTTTAGATTTTAGAGAAATTGCAGAAGAAGCACAACAATCTAGTAGGCCTGATAGAATTAGCGCGCAGCAAGCAGGCCCATTAGGGCGCTTTATATTAGCTTTTGCTAATACACCGGCTCAATATGCTAGATTAACTAAAAAAGCTCTCTCGGATGCTGTAAACAACCGTGGTAGCCGTATAGAAAATATATCTAAAGCTATTTATTATACTGTTGTACAAAATTTAATATTTAATGCATTACAAAACGCTTTATTTGCTTTTGCTTTTGATGACGAAGAGCCAACAGATAAAGAAAAAGAAAAAAAATATTTACGAATAGCTAATGGTATGGCGGATGGTTTTTTAAGAGGACTAGGTTTTGCAGGTGCTGGAGTGGCTACAGGTAAAAATATTATATTAAAATTAATTGACGAATCAGATAAAGCTGAATATAAACGAGAATACGGAAGAGTACTTGCATTAGAAGCTGTAGGTATTTCACCTCCTGTTCAAAGTAAAGTAAAAAAATTAGTTAGAGCTGGAGATCAATATAAATATGCTGTAAAAGGATTTGAAAAGGCAAGAGAGCTAAAGGATTATTTAAATATAGAATTATATATGCCAGGTGCAAATGCTCTTTCAGCTTCTACAAATATTCCATTAGATAGATTATTAAGAAAAACAGATAATATTGTTAATATGACTCGATCTGACGTGGCTGCGTGGCAACAAGCTGCATTACTTTTTGGTTGGTCAGATTGGGAATTAGGGATTGATAAAAAATCAAAAAATAAAAATACAGATGATTTTGTAATAGAAGATGATAATTTTGTAATAGAAGATAATTTTGTAATAGAAGAATAATATGAAAAAAACACCAATATTAGAAAAAATTAGCGGGCCTTGTAAAGCGGCTGCTAAAAGAAAATTTAAAGTATGGCCATCTGCTTATGCTTCGGGGTGGGGAGTAAGATGTACACGCGCTGGTGGCCCAGGAAAAATGGGTAAATCAAAAAAATAATGGCAGATCCTAAAAAGGGTACAGGAAAAAAACCTAAAGGATCGAGCCGTAGATTATATACTGACGAAAATCCTAAAGACACAGTAAAAATTAAATATGCTACAGAGGCTGATGCTCGAGCAACTTGTAGTAAAGTAATTAATATTAATAAACCTTTTGCTAGAAAAATACAAATATTAACTGTATTAGAACAGCGCGCAAGATTTGGTAAAAAACCAAAACAAGCGGCAATAGCTAAAGCATGCAAAAATAAAGTACGAAGAAAACATGGCAGAAAAAAGACCTGAATTTAAAGAAAGTAAATATGCAGACGCTAAAGGGAAATTTAAACAATTAAATTGTAGTGATTTAGCAGACTTTATGATTAAAAGCCGTAAAGGAAATAAAAAAGCAATTGTTGGAAGTTTAAATCAACAAATAGTTTTTAATCGTAAAAAAAATCCTGCATATGCAAAAAAAATGAAATGCGCTAGAAACAAAGCGATGAAAAAATTAGGCTAATGAATTTATTTGAAAATTTTGATACCACTGAATTAACACTTAGGAATCCTCCAGCAGATAATTCTTTACAAACATTTAAAGAATTACAAGATTTAAATAATATAGAATTAAATAAAAATTTTGTAGTTCAAAAAGATGATATAATTAGTAATTTTGAAAATATAAATAAACAAGCTGGATTAAATTTTCCTCGTGAAGACGTTCAAAAATTACAAGATGATTCTAGCGAAGTTATTAAAGGTTTAAAAAATTATTTTAATAGACCTAGGCCTAAAACGGTTGCTAAAAATTTAGGAATGAATATGGAAAATGTAGAATTAAAATCTATGAAAACTCCCTCTTATCCTTCTGGGCATTCCGCACAATCAAAATTAATAGCAAATATGCTAAGTGACGAATTTCCTCAATTAAAATTTCAATATCAAAAAGAAGCAAATGATATTTCTGATAGCAGAAATATAGGTAGAGCACATTTTAAATCAGACAGTGATTTTGGAAAAGAAGTTGGTGATCGTATGTATCAATATTTAAAAACTAATGGCTATGCGTTTTCAAAAAAATAAATCTCCTGTATTAAAACAAAAAGGCGGAGGAACAACGAAAGCATGTTTGCCTCTTCGTAAAATTAGAAGTATGAGTAAAGCCGAAAGAGATAAAGTTATTCGTGCTAAAAGAAAAGCCGGCAAAGCTGGTAAGTATAAAAGAGACTCAAAAACTAATGTTAAAGGAGCAAGTAAACCTGGAGCTACTCTTAGAGATTGGTTTAAAAAAGAAGATTGGAGACAAGTTGCAAACCCCAGCAAAAAATGTGGAGAAAAATAAAATGGAATTGCTGGAATTGCGGTGCTTGTTGCAAATTAAGTGAGCTTCCAGTAAAAATAAAAAACGCTGCCAAAAAAGCAGGATTAAAAGAAAAGGCAAACGGATACTGTAGTAATTATGACAACGAAAAAGCTAGATGCTCTATATATGCTAGCAGACCCTCTATTTGTCGAACTTCAAAATGGGTGCCTGGTTTTATTAAAACAGCCGCGTGTACTTACTTAGATACCAAAATAAATAACTAAATATCATGAGCAAAGACGTTATTTCAATCAAATCAAATGGAATCAGAAATGAATTAAAGGAGATACGTAAGAGTATCAACGAACTAACTAACGCGCTTATTGAAATACATATCGCACAAACAAACAATTATGATAAAAATTTTAAAAAATGTACTTGTAATAGTAATAATGATTAATTTAACTAACTGCGCTTCTACTAAAAGCGATTTATTAGCTGAATTTAAAGAAAAAACAAAAAATATTGATATTACAGATAAAAAACAAGTTGTTTTAGCTCAGCATTTATATAACGAAATGAAAAAAAATAAATGAAATATTTTAAAAAATCAGAATTTAATAATTTTGAAATGATGGATCAAACTTTATTAAATATGTTAGATGAATTAAGGGAAGAATATGGAAATCCTATTAAAATAACTTCAGATTATAGAAGTCCAGATCATCCAATTGAAGCAGCTAAAAAAGAACCGGGAGAACATTCGTATGGTGCTGCTGTAGATATAGAAAGTGTTGGAGGAAATAAAACTTTTTTATTAGTAAAGGCTGCTATAAATGTTGGATTTGAAAGAATTGGTATTAGTAGAAAAAAAGGGTTTATTCATTTAGGAATTGGTTATCCTGATGCTCCTAAGCAAACAATATGGACCTATTAAAATTTAACCATCACAACTTACACAATCAGGATCCATAGCTTTAGCCGCTATATCTCCTCTAAGTACTGATTCTGTTCTAGTATAATATAAAGTTTTTATACCTCTTTTCCACGCCTCAATATGTACATTATTTATCCATCTTGGTGTAGCTACAGAGGGAAAAGCTAAATTTAAACTTACTGCCTGATCAATATAATCTTGTCTAATACCAGCTTGTCGAACAAGCTCTAATTGATTTATTTCTTTAAATGTTTTAAATACATTTTTTGCAGGCTCATTATTTTCTTTTTCATTAGTTAATTTGCCTAAGTTATCGTAATACCATTCATCAAGTTCCTTAATATCTTGAATAGAACCACCATCTTCAAGGATTTTATCCCATGTTTCTTTAGTGTCGATTCCTACCTTTCTTAAAAGTTTTTTTAATTCTTTATTTTTTCTAATAAAAGTTCCTTTAGCAGATTGATCTGTAAAAACATTAGCAGCCCATGGTTCAATTCCTGGCGATACATTACCGGCTAATTTGCTATTTGAAACCGTTGGAGCAATAGCTCGTAAATGAGTATTACGCATCCCTGTTCCTACACACCATAATGGTTCCCCGTATGTTTCGGCTAATGCTCTAGACGCTCGTTCAGTTTCTAATTTTAGTTTTGAAAAAATTTCCCGCGTTTTGTATTGAGCTAATAAGCTTTCGAAAGCTATACCGCTTTTTTGTAATAGACTGTGCCACCCAAGGACACCCAGTCCAAGTGCGCGACCTTTCTCTGCACTCCGTACAGAGTTCTCGAATCCCTTCATATTCTTCGCCTTTTGAATAAATTCTTCTAGCACACCGTCTAGGAACCAAGTCGCGTCGTAAATTAAATTCGTATTCTTCCATTCATTATATTTATCTAAATTGACAGATGATAAACAACACACGAAGCTATGTGATTCATCTGTATGTAATACTATTTCACTACATATGTTTGTCATATGTACCTTTAAACTATTTTTTTTATATGCTTCTGGATTATTTTTGTTTGTATTTCCTTTGAATAAGATATAAGGCTCTCCAGTTGCTTTACGTTTTTGAATAAGCTTTGACCATTTTGTTCTTGCGTCTGAATTTCCTGCTTGTAATTTTCGCATAAATTTATCACCAACAACAGCACACTGATGGAGGTTAAGAGACTGTCTGTTAACGTCACCTTTTGGTTCTCTAATTTCAAGCCACTCAAGGAAGTCATTGTGTTCAATATTTATATTAACGCTTGCAGCTCCTCTCCTAACTGAACCTTGGTTGGTTGCGAGGATAGTTGAGTCATATATTTTACAAAAAGGAACAACGCCATCTGAAGTTCCATTACCTGTAATTTTTGATCCTGCGGGTCTAATCATATTAATTCCGATACCTACTCCCCCGCCATGCTTAGCAAGTATCATCATTTCTAAATTTTTTTTTCCTATATCATGTACACTATCCGCAACATCAATCCCAAAACAACTTATAGGTAATCCCCTATCAGTTCCTGTATTAGATAAAACAGGAGAGGCTAAACATAACCACCCATCCCATATATATTGAAAAAATTTATCTGCTAGTTCTGGTTTATATAATCTTCTAGCTACTGTTTTAGCAACTCGCATATAAGCATCACGAGGTGTTTCATCATAAACTAAATACCCTCCGGCAATTGTTTTTTTATATACTTCTGTATCACCCCAAGCAGGATAGTCTTTTCCTTTTATCCAATCGTTATTCCACATATAACCAATTTAAAATAATATTAATAGAAATTAAAATGTTTGTTATAATTGCTTGTGCAATTAATAACGTTCTTACAAAAGCAACTTTATCTGCATTTTCTTCAGCTTTTTCTCCTAAAGCTTTTGCCCAAATTCTCCAAATTTTATTTATAGGCATCTGCCTTTGCTTTTTCATAATTAAAAGAATTTTTTTTTAAGTAAGGATAAAAATGTTTTTTTTCCCAATGTTCTCTATATTCAAATCCTCCGGGGAACTCTTTATCGCATTGGCTACATTTAATTATATTTTTTTTTACCATATGTCATCAAAGTCTTCACCTTCATTAGCTTTTGAATAATCTGTTGGCCGAATAGCAAAAAAATCAGTATGAGTATGCCCCCCGGTAAGATGATAGAACCAGTCAAGATTACTTGCTCCGATTTCGTCAAATTCAAAGTACTCCCGTCCGTTGCTGTAACCGAGTTCTGTAATTTTTTCATTAAGACGTTTCCTGATAAATTGTTTGAGGTCGTAAGCTTTAAGGTTTTCGATGTCTCCTTTTTCAAACATTTTATCAATATAATTTTCTTCGGCGCTAAGCATTGTTTTGGCCGCTTTAATAACATCATCATAACAATCGTTTTGTAAATTTGGTATTTCTTTACACATATGTCTAAATAACTGACATCCCATTTTAGAATGCAACGATTCATCTCTTACACTCCATTTCATTTGCTGGCCTATACCTTTTAATAAATTTCGTAATTGAAAGCTATATAAAACAGCAAAAGCAGAATATAGTGAAACTCCTTCAGCAAATGCACTAAATATTGCAAGTGATCGTCCAATACCTTTTGCTTCTTTACCATCATAACTTACTAAATTATCAAATCGTGCGGCGGTTGCAGGCTCGTGTAAAAAACCTTCAAAATTTTCTAATCCTAATGTTTCATTTAAGTAACTATAAGCTACGGCATGAATTGTTTCTTGGCTTCCAAACATCATTGCCATCTGTTGTATTTCATGCTTTGGGAACCAGTTAACAACTTTCTGAGTCCAATAATCAGATACCGCACATTCTGTTTGCGCAAATCCCAAAAGTATATTTCCAACGAGATGCCTTTCCCCATTGGTGAGCCTTTCTTTCCAGTCCTTAACATCGCCTGACATCGGTATCTCCGTATGAAGCCAAAAGGCTTGAGCTTGTTTAAGCCAACCCTCTGTATAATATTCAGGATATTCAAAAGGCTTATAAGGAATTCTTTCATTAAATAAACTCATATTAATTATCTATTATTAGTGCAACGTCTATAAAGGGGAAATATATTACATGCTCATTATAGCCTGTGTTATAGTAGGTCCGTGCTCCAAAAAGAATTCCAGGGTAAAATCCTATTGAAAGTTCCCATCCCTTATCTTCCTTGTCTGTTGTATTTTTTGACATAATTTTTGCTCGTTTTAAGTTTAGATGATTTCGATTTTGCATGGATTCCTGGTCTTTTTATTTTTGGTCTTATTATTTTATTTCTTACAATTAATCTAGCCATAACAATAAATATTATATTTATTATGTAATTCTATTAATTCTTTATATATTAATTTTCCTCTATTTTTTATTGTCCATTTAATATATTTTTCAATTTGTCTTTCTGCGTATTTAATGCGCGCTATTTTTTTTGCCTGTCTAGGATCAATTTTATAGTTATATCGCATTCTTTTTGATTTTGAGGCTTATATAAAGTATAATTCGGAAACTGTTGAGTAACTAATTTTTTAAATAATTTCCATCGAATTGGAAAAGATTCATTAGGTCTTCCTTTGGTTTCAATTATAAAATCATTTCCAATAAAGTCTGGTGTATATTTTATAGGTAAAATTCTTTTTTGCCCTCTATTAATATATTCTCCTTTGCTATTAGATTGTCTTTCAAATACTTGATTATCAAAATGAAAACCATTTAATAAAACAAATGTTTCACCTTCATATTTAAATCTAACTTTAGCTTTTTTTAAAGCTATATACATATATTTTTCTAATCCAGATGCAAATTTAATTCCATCATAAATTATTTTTTTAGCTTGAACTGGACCACGTTTTCTAATCCTCTTTCGCATCATTAATATAACACTCTTCTATTTCTTCACGAAGTGCATAACGTGCTTTTTCAATATAATTAACTGCGTCCATTAATTCTTCTTGAATATGTTGTAACCAAACATCAAGCGGTTGGTCATCATCTTTTAATGTAACACCATATTTTTTAAAACCAACGTCGGAACGCTTTTTAATTTTTTCAATAACATTTTTAATAATTAAATCTCTCATAATGTATCTTTTACAAAAGTTCCATTAATCATTTTACCTGTTCTATTAGCTATTTCATTATAAGCACTATTAATACATTCTTCTATATTAAAGTCATTTAATGAAGCAAGATTAGTTAAAACAACAACCATATCACCTATAGCATCTTTTATTTCTGCTTTATCTTTTTTTAATAAAGCTTCTGCTAATTCACCTGCCTCTTCCATTAATTTAATATATTGAATATTAGCATTTCCGTTTTTAATTATGCCACGTTCGTTAGCCCATTCTCTAATAGTATCAAAATTTATTTCAAGTTGCGGATTATTTAAAATATTTTCAGCGTAAGCCTTATTATAAATAAAAGTTCTTTTATCGTTATACATAGATTTTTTAGCATTAGCTAGTACCCAAGATCTTGAAGATTCTTCAGCGATACTGAATTCGCCATGCTCTGTAGACCAACTTAAATTTTTATTATCCGCGAGCCAATCCGCTAATTCAGCACGAGGGACAGGAAAGGTTGTTGTTTGCTCTGTAACATTTATTTTCATTTTATTTGATTTAGTTAAATTAGTATAACTTTGTCGATCAATTTTATATCCATAAGACTTTTGAAGTTCTATTTCCTTTGAAGATATATAATTAATATCTTCAGAAGAAGCAAGAACTTCATACTCACTAGACTTATAGCCCTGCATTAGCGTAACCCTATTATTTAAATCACGTGTTACGCCTATTTTTTTACCGGGGATATGATAAAGATAATATACAGTCATACATTTATTTTTGCTTTTATATATGGATGAGGCTTATAATTTACAATATTAATCATATTATGTGTAGGTATGATTACTTTTTTTAATTTTTTATCATAACTAAGTCCATTATTAATACTAACATTAGGTAATTCCCTAAAATTACGGCGTAGTTGCTGTTGAACCTGATCTGTATGATTATTATAAATATGGCAATCACCCAAGGTAGCGATAAGTGTACCAGGTTTATATCCATTACCTTTAGCAAACATAAGTAATAATAACCCATACATTGCAATATCATAAGGAAGACCCAAAAAAACATCCACTGATCGTTGAGTCCATAATAAATCAAGCTTATTGTCATTTATATATATTTGAAAGCTGTAATGACAAGGAGGAAGCACCATATCACCCATATCATAGGGATTCCAAAAGCTTGCCATAATGCGCCGCGAGCTCGGGTTTTCTTTAATGGCGATGAGAACATTTTTAAGTTGATCAATCCCATTAAAGTTCCGAAGCTGGTGGCCATAAACAGGGCCAAGCTTATTATCATTTCTATTTGAGGATTTGTAATTAGCGTCCCAATAAGAAACGCCATGAGTGTGCAAATAATCAAGATCAGTGCGACCTTGAAGAATCCATAGTAATTCCGTAACTGCATGGTTAAAAAAAATTTTTTTAGTTGTTAATAGTGGAAAACCTAATTCCATATCATGCCTAATTATTCGACCAAACACAGATTTAGTTCCTGTGCCTGTTCTATCATTCTTAGGTTTTCCGTTATAAAATATTCCAGCTAATAAGCCTCTATATTCATTTTGTATATTTATCATAATAATATTTACATATTTTAAAATACTCTGGCCATATATTTTTACGATCATAAGATTTAGGGGATACATGTGCAACTTCACCTTTTTTATACAAACCAAAATTTATTTGAATATACCAATTATTAGGGTCTTTATATATTCCTTTAGGAGAAATTCTAATATTTTTTTTTATACAAAAATTTCTCCATTGAACTTCATCTATGCTTGGGCTATAATTGGGCATAGTATAATTTAATTTTTTATTTTTACTTGTTAATCCACTTCCCATGGCATTGATTCATTATTAGTTTCTATATAATGCGGTATAAAACAGCCGGATTTTGGTTTCCAAGTAAAATGCGCCTCTGCTCCATTTTCACCTAAATTTTGAAATTTAACTTTTAATACTTTCACTTTAACAGTTTTTTCTTCATAATTTCTATGCACCAAAAGGCCATGATAACTTGCATCATACCATTCGCCTCCACCTTTAATATTATACATAGTAGGCTCTTCTATATTACCATCTTTATCTCTATACATTTTTGTTGGATGAGCAACTATAATAACTAATACATCAAATTTTTTTGCAAACACTTCTATTTTTGTTAAATATTCCATAGTATAGCGGTTTACATCATCTGAATTAAAATTAACGTCTCTTATTTTATTATAAGGATCTATAACTAAACATTTAATTCCTTTACGCTTAACTAGCTCAGAACCTTTTTTTAATACAGATTCAAGAGTATATCTTTCCATATCAATAAAATAAAAATTATCATTAATATGTTCACTAACTTTTTGCCATTTATGAGTATGAGAAAGCGTTGGCATATCTTGCCAAACTTTTCGCATAAGTTTATGCGCATGTAAATAAGTTGGTTGATTTTCTGGAGATGCAAAAGCAATTTTCCAGTTATATTTTAGGTTATAACCGATGACCATCTGATCCACAAAATCAGACTTCCCAGAAGAAGGTATGCCAGTAACAGTAATAAACTGTCCGGTATAAGTTGAAAAAATTTGATCAAAATTAGGTAAACCCACTTGATAACCGGGTTTAAAACCGTTTTGTACAAAGTCTTTAATTTCATCTTCAACATCTTTAAATGTTGTAACATTTTCCAAAGGGACGGGTGCTGCCTCTGAAATGCAGCTGATAAGGTTTTCTTTGCCATATTTTAATAAATATTCATTAGCGTCTTTACAATCTTTAAAATCAATAATAAAACATTTTTCAGCACCTAATCTTCGAATTAATTCTTGTTGTAAGTTAAGACCTGCTTCATCTGTGTCTGTAGCTAATATTATTTTTTCTTTATCTTCAAAATAATCTATACAATTATCAAGATAATCAAGATTATTATTATTAATAGTTGCACCATTAGGAACAGAAACTACATTAGGATAACCAGCTTCGTGAAAAGATAAAGCATCCATCTCCCCCTCCACAATAGCACACTCGTTATACCCAATAATACTGTTAATATTATAAAAAATCTTTTCGGCTCCTTTATAAAGTTTAAAATTTTTTCTAGCATCTCTATATTTAATGTTTATTAATTCATTACCTATATAATAATTAAATTTTATAATATTAGTTTTCTTATTTATTTGAGGCATATATTCTATATCTTCTGATATTTTAAAATCATTTATCGTTTTAATAGATATACCTCTTGATTGAAACCATTGTTCAATCTTAGTGCTTTTTATTTTATTATGAATAACAGCTTTAGGTCGGATATATTCTTTTTCAACTTTACCCTTACGCATATATGTATGTAATTGAAAAGTGCTGTTACAATTGTGACAAGTGCCTAAGCCGCGCTCCCAATCATAAGAAGCACATTTAAGTTTTTGCTTAGCACCTTTTCTTTCGTGTGAGCACAGAGGACATATCCCCTGCGCTTTTCCTTCTTCAAGTTTATATTGATTAAAAGTTTCTATTTCAAAACCATTAATCTCTTGAGTATTAATTTTCATTTATTTAAAATGGTAAATCGTCTTCAGGCTCTTGATCTTTAATTTGAGGTTCTGTACCGTTTGTTTTTATTTTTGCTTCAACATTTTGCCCGTTGCTCCAAACAACATTTACATTTCCTAAAAAAATTTTAGCTTGTTTACTATCTCTTTCTTCTTTAGACTGTTGTACTATTATAGGGCCGTCTTGATCAAATTGATCTTGTTCGTCGTTAATAGTAATTGAAATAGGTAAATACTTACCTTTTTTACCTATAATGATTTTTTCTTTAGGTATTTTTGTTAAGTCAATGCTTCCATTTATTATGCTTGCCATAATGGTTAAATTTAAATTAAAGTGTATCGTTTATAAAATATTGATTTGGGTCAAAGTCTAAAGTTTTATGAAATAAATTAAACACTTCTGTTGCTCTCATAACTTTATCATATCCCCGTTGTAAAAAAGATTCTGAACAATCAAATACTTTTATTCTTTGTGTATTTTTATCTATTACAATAAATATCATTTCATAACCAAATATTTGTTGATATAAATATGCTTGGCTATCGTAATTAAATTTATTTGCGCTGTATTTAAAATTTTCTATGTCTTGCGTAGTTTTTAAATCAACTATAAATTTATCGTCGTGGTTTATAATATCAGCTTTAGCTTTCCATATATTTCCTTCAATAGATTTAATGCCAGGTACTTCATGTTGTTTAGCGCTACCAAATATCATAGACTCACAATATTTATTTTTTAATATTTTTTCTGTTAATAAATTTGCTTGATCAGCTTCGTGTTGTAACAAACACATTTCACCACCTGATATTTCTTTATATTTTTTTGTATTACGAGTTGTGCTTTCAATAATCTTAAATGATTTTACTTTTTCAGGTTCTAAAATAACTGTATGAAAATAACCACCAATAAGCATAGCCGAAGTTTTTTCTTTTGGTTTATATAAATCTTCAGGTCTGCCTTTAATTAAAGTATTTATATCAGAGTTACTTAAAAATTGACGGCCAAATTTACCGTAGTAATGTTTGTCGTCTTCAAGCTTTTCTATTATTTCTTTTGAGTTCATTAAAGTGTAATTAGATCGTCTATTTCAATATTATTAACCTTCTGATGATTTATTTTTTTTGGAGGCTCAGGGTGTTTATTCGTAGCATCGCTATCTTGCGTATCATCTATTAATAATAAATTACCTAAAGCATATTTTTTTGCATAAGAGGAGGCTGCGCCGTATCGTTGAGGCATTTGTTGACCTTTAGAAGTTAAATCTATTCCAACAATAGCGGTTGCACTTAGTGATTTATTTTCATCATCGCAAATTGTTGCGGTTGATTTTATTACAGGAGGATCTGAACTAATTAATTCTTCATTTATTGTAACATTAACATTTTGACTAGTTAAAAAAGGTTTTAATCCTTCTAGTATGTCTTCTGCTGAACGATAATGGTAATTACCAAATTTATTAAATCTATTTTTTTTTGATTTAAATTCGGCTTGAATTGTTTTTAATTTTTGGTTGATAGTTGTTTTCATAATTACGGGTTTAAGGTTTAATTTAATATCTATTTACAAACGTATTTATTTTGCGTAGCTAAAGATAATCTAATACTTGAGAGTGGCTAACATTATTTATAAGCTTGTTTACAGCATTCTTTTTTATTTCACTTATACGAACATATGCACTTGGTCCTTCAATATTCATTATTGCAGCAATTTGATTTGCAGTATGTTTATTACAATCTAAGCCATATGATAATCTTAAAACTTCGTATTCTTTTTTATTTAAATGCTTTTTTAATAATCCTTTTAAATATAAATTTAATAATTCAATATTATATGGTTCAGACTGATCAGGTATAGTATCAAAATTATTATTTTCATTTTCAACTTGCTCGTCGATACTTAAAAATATACTATTAAAAAACATTTCTACCATTTTAGTGTTCTCAGGATTTTGTCGCATTTCATTTAATTTATGCTCTGGTATTCTAATATGTCCACGTGCAATATCAATAGCTCTTCTTATTGCTCCCTTAATTCTTTTACTTAAAAAAGATTTTAAAGTTTTTTCTGAGTCATCACTTGTTTTAATAGTTATCCATTCAATTTTATCTACAGCAATCGTTAAACCTTTTGCTCCTTCTTGGATTAAATCAGTAATGTCTAATACGCCAGATGCTTGCTGCATAGTTGAAAATTTATGTGCAATGTTTTCTACAAGTGGTAAAAACTTAATAATAAGTTCATCACGAGTATAGTCTTCAAACTCTTTTTGCTTTGGCATTGAGTCTCGTAAATCTGTCTTATATCTAATATAGTTTTTAACATTGTATTTTTTCATTTAGTTTTTTAATCTCTGCTCTTAGCTGACTATTTATATTTCTATGTATAGTCCGCGTTGAACAGCTGAAATAAGATGCTAAGCTTTTAATAGTAATTTTATTATTTACACTATTAATTAATAACATTGCATCATATATTTTATCTAATGATAGTTTTTGTCGCCCTATCATTTGACCTACTATCTTAAGTTTTTCATGCTTACTTAGCAGGCTATAGTCATTAAAAATAATCTTTCTTAGCTTATTTTTAGGTGGCTTATCTAAATTTAATTTTAAAGTATCTTCTATAATACTATTAATTTTTTCATTAGATAAAGTAAAAGTAATAAAATTATTTGATTTGTTTGTAATATACTTAACTAACTCTTTAAATTTTTGTTTGTTTAAATTAGGGTTTAAATATAATAAAACATATAAATGCCATAATAATGATTTAATTGTATTAATTTTTGCGTCACTAAAAAATAAACTATAGTATTCATAAGTTCCATTTTTATAAAATGAACCCCAATCAAATGACGCGGTAGGCTTATCGTTTATCGGGTTTCTTCTATAAATGATTCGGTTGCGATTTAAATATTGCATTTTCCGGTGTGACACTTGGGTGTTATTATTATATTTTAATAAGCTATCGTCGCTTTACATATCAATTAGCCGTAAACGTCTAGAATATTTATAAACTAAACTAGCTTTATGTTTTAAATTTTTTATAGGTAATATACCTGTTCTATTATAACTTAATACATCTTCTAAAATTTCTTGATGCAATAATAATATATTATCTATTAAAAATTTTTTATGCTTTTCTTTTTTATTATAAAATATATTAAACAGGTCTATCATCATTATCTAATTCAATTAATTTATATATATAATTTAAAACTTTAAGCTCAGTTCTTTGTCCATCAATTAAACTTTGCATTTGTTCCTCTTCTATTAATGGGCTATAGCTTTTTTCTTTAAACTCTTTTTTTAAATCATCTAAATGAATATTAGCCATGACTATTTTACTCCAAATTTTATTATTTGCTCTCTCTTTTATATTTATATCTTTTGTCATTAGCAATTAAATTAAGTTTATCTTTTAAAATATTAGAATATTTAAAATCCATTTGTTCTAATTTTAAAATAATATCTTTTGTAAAATTATATAGATTTTTATTTTGTAATAATTTAATTCTATATTTTTCTTTATAATAATTATTAGGGTCTCGTTTTTTTATTTCTAAAGATATTTTATTTTTTATATGTTTTTTTAAATCGTCATAAATGTGAAAATATTCTTTAATATATTCATAATTAGACGGGTTATCAATAACATTATCGAATACTTTTAGGCCATGAATAACTGTAGCATGATTTCTATTAACCTCATTACCTATTTTATGTAAGGAAGCGGTTGTAAATTCTTTGCATAGTTTATAATAAATACATCTAGCATAAACATATTCAGTTCTACGACTTTTAGTATCTAAAAAAATATTACAATAATATTGAACAGAATCTTTAATAATTGTTATATTCATTATGTTTTAATCTTTTATGAGAATTAATAGCTGGCTGTTTCCATTTATAACCTAATATAGGATGCATATAATAGTCATACACATCCCATATTAATTCAGTTTTAGACTCTTTCTTCATTTAATTCTTTTGTTTCTATTTCATCTGCATTATTATTAATCCAATCTTCAACAGCGTGGTCAGGCATGTACTGTTCCAAATCAGATACCCATACCAAACTAAGTTTAGGTAGAGCAGTTATTCTATCCATAATGGTATCTATATCCGGCTCGTAATAAAATACATCAGTATCAAATTGCGGGTTACCACCATCGGTTGTAATTACGTGTAAGCTATACGCATCGGCTGTATCATACTCACCAATTTCTAAATCAGGTGAACCATGAGGATATTCTTCTGTAATTGTAATGTTGAGCATTTGCTCTAATTTTTCAATTGTTGTCATAGTATTTAATTTAAGTTATTTAATATATTATCATTTAGTTTCCGTGTTTTCTTTGTGAAGTTCTAAAAGCATTTCAAGTGTTTGCTTAAT